TCAGGTGCGAGTGGTTTTGCGATCGTGCAGGTTCGAGTCCTGTTCTGGGCACAACAAAGTGCTGATAATCAATAAGTTAATAAAAAATGATTGGCCTTTTTTCTTAAAAAATCGTCATTTCACCTCCTTTCTGATCATTGTTTACACAAATATAAAGTAAAAGCAAGACATTTTTAACGATGCCTTGCTTTTATTATTATTAATTCACATTCTTAAACTTGCCAAGCGTTCTCATAAGGGTCATAATTCTTTTGGAACGTAGCTATGCCCCAATCGAGATTAGGTCTTCCAGTATCGTCTAGCTTCCTTGGGATACCGGGGTTAATTTTCATCTTATTGGCCTTATCCAGCCAAGCCATAGACTCATCATAATCTTCTTTCCTGATCACTGAGATGTTGTTTGGGGTAATGTTTTTCACCAGTTCATACAGGGCCAACCTCACCATGTGCTTGCGAATATTCCGGTTCCTGGGGTCTTTAAGGACAACATTCCGGTTCAACTCGATCTCATCCGGATTCACGTTCACTATAGGGAAGAACACTTTCCCGTCATACACCACGAACTCATACGGGGAAAGTTCATATTTCTCGTAGGTCTCATCGTAATCAGCGATCTCCCCCCAGCACGTCGTAAGAAGGTCCGGCGTGATCGTCTCGTCATACCCATCCATATCATATAGCATATAGAACTTATCGTTATAAGAGACAAGGGCATTGAGCTGGAATGGCTCTGGTTGCCATTCTGTCGGTATGGCCTCTTGCCAACATACGACACCAGGTATCCTGATGTCCCCAAAATCATAGCCATTATGATCCACGCAAATAAAGAACTCTCCATTGTAAATAACCAAGTCTTCCGGGTAATAGGTGCCAAGCTGGGAATATGGCTTGAAGAACTTCTCAGGACACATCAATTGCTCCTGTGTAATGTCAATGTATGGTTCCCAGTAAATCTTTGATGCCGGTACCTTATATCCGCTAATGGACCTGATTACCTTATAGATTTCCCCATCCATCTCAAAATAATTGCCAACGGAATAATTAAGCCTCTTATCATACTCAATTATCCTCTTGCCATTTTCCAGTTCACGCTCAATCTCATAATTCTCGGTAAGATACTCAATAATAGACATCTCAGCGGACTCCTCAGCTTGCCTGAACTTGGTATCTTCATTGTCCTTAATTATTTGTCCAAGAGCCTCCTCAGTGATTATCTCGAAATAATCAGATTTTGTCAAAAAACGATTTCCTTTCATTTTAGTATATGAATTTTGGTGATATTGTTGAAGTGTGTAATATTTTGTCTAATGAATTTCCACGCTGGTATTTCTTCCAGCTATTCGTCAACATGGTACATAACAAGTAATCAAACACATCCGAGCAGTGACCATACTTCTCGTACTTGACCCCAGTTTCGGGGTCAGTAATTTTCTTTTTGTTCTTGCTTCCATCTTCATTCCTAAGTTGGTACACAAGGTCCTCGGTTAATTTTCTTACCCTAAGATCAATAAATATATTCCACCCATCCAACCCATTGAACAGTTCGTTGATCCATTCTGTCCTATTTTTTTGCGAAGGTTGTTTTTGCAACAACCTTAATTCTGGACGAAGCAAGGGATTTTTTCTCAGGGCAGACATCAATATCGTATAATTATTGACACCATCCTCTGTTTGGGTATTTCTCTGCAATCCCGCTGGGTCACCGGTAATTATCGCCCCACCGATATGCTTCATCTCCGCAAGATGATTAAGAACATACTGGGAAAATTTAGGTGTGTTGTTGAGTTTATCCTTGGGCCTTCCCAATAATTCCTCCAGTATATAGACACTTTTCATATCATAATCAATTTGCGATATCAAACAAGTCATAAACGGGAACACGTTAAAGTCAAATCCAAGTATCAATGGTCGCAATGGATCGTATATGCTTTCTTTCAAGTTGGAGATTAAGTGTTTTTCTCCACTGAATCCTTTGTACAACGCCATCGAGTTAGAGTCTATAAAATCCCAGTTTCCATAGAGCAACCTCTCTCTTGTGGCATTATCCTTGATCTTATTAAGTGACGCTTCATATATTCTACGAAAACTCTCATCCGGATTATCAAATACCGAGAACCTTACGAACATCTCTCCGTCACGACACTTAACCAGATTACCGTCATCATCCTGGACAAACCTGGACCTCAACCAGCACGCCGCCGGGTTACAGCTCATGAACATCTTTGGAGTCTTGAATGTTTCCGCTGTCATCCAACGGATTCGGGAAAACATCACGTCGGCGGCCCTCTCAGATATCTCCGATGCCTCATCCACGAAAACGATAGTAACCTCTATTGATCCAAAACGTGAAAAGTCAATATCGCCTGGAAGATCAGCCATCTCTTTCAGCAAGATTACGCTCTCATTCCAGAACGTGATCGTATTCTCAATGTTATTAATGCAATAATTGACATCCTCGACAAGCCCCCATTCTTTCATCACCTTTTTGATTGTCACAAGAGTAGACTCCTTTAAGGACTTGATAGTCTTTCTGGCGACAACAGCACGAATACCAGGGAACCGGATACAAGAGCTTACCACCCAAGCGCTTCCGATATATGAGTTATGAGTAACAATGTAATCGTCAGTAATATACAATTGATCATCACTGTCAAGCGTAATACATTGGCACTCCTCAATACCATCCGGAATCACAGCTTTTATGTATCTGGAATGCTTGGGGTGTGTCTCAGGCTCATACAAAATGCTTTGGTTTGCCTCAAAGCAGAAACGGATTCTATAACGATCTATATTCTTGATATATTGTTTTTTAGCGAAAGCACCAAGGCTTCTTAACACCTCAGCTATATCATCGGCCATCACTCCGCTTTTCAAACAAATCTCAAACCATCCTGATTCAGACAAGGATATGCCTCCTGCCCTCTCCAGACCCTTGACAAATAATATCCGGTCTTGCATTGTTCCATTTAATATGGACTCTGGAAGCATTTTAAGATTGCTGGACAATTCCGGATTTTTATATGTCTTGTTAAATAACACGACCATTTCCCCATAAGACATTGGATCAATAGGGTCATTGCCTTTCTTACCATACTCCAAGGGTTTTACGATAGGTATAAACGGCAATGTGCCACAAGATAACAGCGACTTAATCTTGACCGTATCCACTACCTTATAGTTAAAACCTCCTTGGGAGAACCGGCCTCCGTCGGCCTTAATATAAACGCCCCACAAGTGATCATCACAACATCTCGTAAAGCAATTGTCATTAGTGATCACTTTATTTATAGGCTTCAAGCCTTGAGGGTGTATCGCGATAACCTTTGCTTTTCCACCATTCGGCGTAAGCACTTCCATGCCAACCTTTATATCGCCCATATTTACCCATCCATCAGGCGTAAGGATTTTCGCTGTCATAGGTTGCGCCTTTCCTCCTCCAGCGGCACCTCCACCTAGAATCATCTGGGGAATATTCCTATTCCCGCATGACGAGCATTCAGGAACATATCTTTTGTTTCCTTTCTCGTCATTTCCAATATACACATTCTTTATCTCTCCACCACACAAATGGCATTCCGGCTGTAACGCTTTCCAAAGCTCATATTGCTTTAATGATGGGGAAAAGTCTATACGTAAATTTTGTGGCGCTACTAACGTCTTATATCCCATGATTATAGTTAGGTTTTTACTAAGAATAGTAAAAAAAGAAAAGGAGGGTATGGCCCTCCTCTTCAATAAAATACAAATACTAGGGTAATCGTAATTTGCGTTAAAGTTACCCTATCATATCTGCCAAAAATGAAATTTGCTTGTTGATACGTGTTTTTACAGCTTCGATATTGTTGTTTTCTGTTTGTCTCTTGGCAATCTCGGAATTGTTCTTTTCAATTGACTTGTCTGCCTTCTCAATCATTTTGTTGAGATTATTCAAGGTTTTAGAGAACACATTGTTCGCAGACTCCAGCTCCGAGGCAATGATATCGGACTTATTTTTCCAAAACAATAGGTGTTTGTAATTCATTATTAGTTTGTTATTTCGATATATTCTGAATAATTAATCTTGATGTATGGATTATCACAAATAACAATCTGCTTGACCCCTCTAAGTCCCCACATCCACCATAGGAACTTATGCTTATAGTCAGCGTAAATGTATTGCGTAAGATTGGCAGTCATTTGTACGCTACCTATAACAGAGTCTTTTTTTATGGTTAACTTTATATCTTTATATGGATCAGACTCAAATAATTCTATAGGTTTTCCCTCAATAATATCCAGATAGTTCGCCGAATCAACTTTGATAGCTATAGGGGTCTCAAGATCAATATCCTGCCTAGCTACGCTCTGTAACTGCTTTATCCTTATCCCCAGCTCATCAATAGTCTTCAGATAACCGGATCTTACCTCTTCCAGTTCATTGATGGTTAACCTTAACCGGTTTGTCTCTACCGCATTTCTGGAAGAGTCCATCTGAAGCCTTTTTATGCCCGTCAAGAGACTTTCCGTGTTTTCCTTATACTTGTTCCGGTCTTCAATTATCCTTCCCCTATCGCAAAGCAAATAGGCTATAATGGCCAATCCAATAATGTACAAGGAAAGATTTATTTTTCCGGTCATGAGACTACACTGTTTGCCAATCGTCAGCGACCAGATCCTCTGAGGTTGGGGTGTATGGGGTCATAACCAATCTCTCGACACCATCATACTCTTCGACAAGCAATTTTATATTGTCTGGTCCTTTATACAACCTCACGTAATGCCCCTCCCAGCATTTTCGCTTAATCCGCAACTTTTTGCTCATAGCAAGATAAGCAGCGTCATAAAACATCATGTGGCCAACGCTGTGAAAATTCTCCTCAAATACGTTGTTGCTGACCCACATTTCCAAATTGCCGTCTATATAGACACCATACCCACAAAAATCATCTGGAATCTTTTCTTGACTATCCGTTTTAAAACCAACTGACTCAGAATATTTCTCAAAGTATTCACCACTAGTCATAGGTTCAACTTTCACCAGCTCAGTGTAAACATAATCGCTCATTTTACTTTTTGCTTAAATAGATTGAATCTACAAACCATTCCTTATCCTCATGGTCAATACCTATCACCCTTACGATATAACCTCTGTTTCTTCTCACCGGGGAATCAAGAACCTGGGTGACTACTCCCATCTTCCCAGACAGGAAAGACAATTTTTCGTCCTTGATATCCCCAATGTCAACCATATCTCCCACATTGATATTAAAATCCATTGAATATTAGATTATTAGTTTTGTTATATAATAAATTAAATTCCCTTAGCCTTCTCTTTACCAAAACATTACTCTTCTTTCCATCAATATGGCAAAAAGACATATACTCATGATATATATTACGTTTGCCATTCCTCATCATATCCACCATTCTGGACTTGACAACATTATTCTCGCCAACATTGTAAGCTAATACCCCAAGAAGCAATGAATCTTTCCCAAATTCCCTGAAAGTAACACATTTGGAAAGCAAATCCCTTTTAACCAAGTCTTTGGCAAATTCTTTGGATATATTATGATCAAAATTATCCGCCCTGGATAATTTATGCCCATAACCCACATATCCATCCTTTCCATCATGCCATCCCTCATGGAATATAATAAGGTCAACAGCCTCTTCAAATAAATCCACTTGAATGGTTATGGGTACGCTCATCCTCGCATACCGAGAATCATCGCAAAATAGACAAGACATGACAAGAATGACGATCAACATCATCTTTCTCAAGTCATAATATCAAAAATAATAGTGAAATCTAAAAAGCCCAAGGATATGGGTTTTCATTAATGTTTTGCAAATTTATTAAAAATAAAAAGAACCACCAAGAAATGATGGCTCTTTTTTCAAGAAATTTATTTGGGGTTGTTTTGAGGCACTATCACATTGAAGGTCACGTTACTCTCCTTTCCAATATTGATATTGGCACCATTCCCCTCATCCTTTTTCCATCCGCATATATCAGCTATCTTGCTTGCGGCATTAACGGATACAGCCCTTAATGGAGCTGGAGACAAATCTATTCCCCAACGATCCTTATAGTTCGCTTCCCTGGTCTCATCCATTATTTTTACCAAGGAATTGATAACACGCTGCTTCAAGAACATGTTGTTTTGCATGTTCTTCTCATAAATCTCTGTTACCCTCTTGTTTATATGGGGTGACACCAATAGCTCATTCGCCTTTATCATGGCTTTACGGTCATCTCTTTCCCTGAAAACGGATTTATAGCATTCCATTTGTTTTCCTACGAAATCAAGACCTCCGTTACAAAAAAGCTGGCAAAACTCCTCTTCTTCATCAGTAAGCATAGAGACAGCGGGAATCTCCCCTATTTCTTCCCTCATCTGCCCTTTCAGAAAATTATTTCCATTGAGTTGGGGAATATTGATATTTTCCATATTCGATATTTTCTAAAGAATAGGAGTTATCAAGAAGAGGCGTTCACTCGTTCCTCTAGTAATTGCTCCACCATAGCCTTGAGAAAAACCCTAGCGAGAGCGTCACAAGCATCCTCAGCGTCGCTTACCGAATGAATCTTGTCAAAATTAAATACTGTCCTCAAATCATATCCGGAAATCTCGATCACGGGCACCTCCCCGCCCTCATCCATTACCGTATAACACATTTTGTCGGAGAAAGCCCTAAAACAGACTTTCTCCTCATTAAGGTTATCATTCATAAGGTCAGATCATAAAGTGCGCCCTATACTTCTCCGCAGACTTCAGGAAATCGGACGTATTGCTCTCCACGCCATTCCTCATCCTGTTCACCAACACCACAAATATATCACCAGTAGCGTCAACGTCCGCCATAGAAGAATGAGCGTCAACCAACTCAACCCCAAGCACTCCAGCCATAGCCTCCAACTTATATGACGTAATGGATGGGTCGTTGGCGAAAACAAGCCTATTCAACAATAACGTATCCATCATCGTAGGGTTAAAGTTACCATTAATATCCTCCTTCCCTTGAAATACTGTCGAGAACTCTTTCATAAGACCGGTATATGTAAACATGTGCTGAAGGAAACCAAGATCAAACGGTATATTTTGCCCAACCAAAAATGGTTTTGATCCTCCAGTGGCCCCTTGGGAGCATTTCTTCACAAAGGACAAGAAAGAACTGGCAACATCATTGATATCTTCTCCTTTCTTCTCCAGGAAATCAAAACTTAGGCCGGTAACTTGCATAGCCTTTTCCTGGTACTCATAATACCCCTGTTCCTCTTGCTCTATCTCCTGTTTCGTTTTCAGTTTCTTAGCCTTACCAAAAATTCCACCCTTCTTTTTATAAGGTTTGATATACTTGTCAAACACCCCCACGATCTCATAAGTATCCATTCTGATTAATTTGCAAGACAACTGTGTAATCGCGCACTTTTTAGGGTCCAGCCCTCCAGTCTCCGTGTCCAACACGCAAGCCAAAAGTATTTTATCCTTAGATGCCATCAGCTATTATGCTTTTAATTTTTTCATTAAACTCTTCAATTGTGCCATCGTTGTGCAAAATATACGTATAAGCCTTTTCCGGTAATGTTTCGCGTTCCTTGTCACGCTCTATACGTTCCTTTGTTACCCCATTATTCAATCTCATTTTTTCTGGAGAATCAACATATACCGAGATGATATTGTACTTATAACTGAATTTATCCATCAGCATTTTAAGTCCCTCCTCATCAATAACATAAGATACGGTACGGAACTTTACAATATCGGAGTGTTTAGCCCAATACTCATACCCTCCATATCTGGTATAAGCCAAGATATCATTGTTTTGCCGGTCAATCCTAAGATCCGCTGGAGAAACAAACCAGTGGTCAACGCCATCTTTCTCCCCCACTCTCATTGGCCTTGTCGTGCAAGACACCACGTAAGGTATCTTCGCAATCTTTTTCAGATATTGACTCATATATGTTTTTCCGGACCCACTTGGCCCTACGATACAAATAATGTTGGTTTTCATGGTCTCGTTCCGATTGTCGCTTGTTTAACCTCATTTGTGACCTTATTGCGGATAATGACAGTAACATCATAATCATCAACTATATAGCCAAGAGATTTTCTTACAATCTCACAAATTATGCTGGGATTGTCTAATGTGGTCAAGGCCCTATTAATGGCAACCTCGTCCTCTTCCTCTCTAGTCAATGTCAATCTGTATGTCGAATCACTATTTACGATCCGGTAAGGATTATTTTTTAACCCCCTCATTCTTAACACCACCTTCAGGTCATCTTCAGATAACCTCATTCTTCGTTTCGTCATTAGATTATGTCTATTACAGATGATTTATAAACTTGAAGCGTATTCATATTGGAAAAATCACTCCACCTAACCAATACAGAGGCGATCATTATACGTCCCTTAGAAATAAGGATAAGATCCTTAAAACGATCATAATCATCATTCCAGAGGGTCATTTCCATCAATTCGTTGTTCTGCTGTAACTGCAACTTCACGAACACCTTTCTCTCCCCAGTCTCCTTATCGGTATAGCTTTTTTCCTCAAAATCATTCACTGTAGCGCATATAACGACGCGCTTATTATCCAATTCCATGTCCTTACACTCATGTAAGGTCTTATATTTCTGATTCTTTACTTTTATGCGGAAGTCGGAATTATTATATACACGGTCATAATCAATGCTTCCAATTCCACTTATTGAGATCTGGAACATTGACCAAAAATAATGCTTATCCAACTTGTCGTCTGGAAACTCTGTGGAATTAATCTCAAACCCAAGTTTCTCAGAAGCTTTTTTCAATATCCCATACCTCTCAGTAACAGAAAGAACATTCTCCAGCTTATCAAAACATCCAGAAACGATAAGGTTCTTTATGTGCCTGGACGTGATCGGACACCTATCCGAATTTCCAGGAAACAACTTGAGAGTCTTTCTCTTTATGATCCGATCGCAAAAATCTTCTATTGACTTGAACGGGCCATTACTTTCCCTCTCGTCCAATATGAACCTAACCGTATCAGTGCCTATAAATTTGATCCTGGATAATGACCAATAGATTTCATCCGTCTTAAAATCCGTCTTGAACTCCATCCCAGACTCATTGATATCCGGCGATACAATACGGCAATTAGAGGCCAGCTCCATCTCTGACATTAACGCGTTGATGTTGTCATCCTTGGCGTACTGGAGCGCCACCGTATAAAACGCAGTTGGGTAATTGGCCTTGTACCACGCCCCTATATACGCCGTTAGGGCGTAAGCGGTGGCGTGGGAGGCGTTAAACAAATAGCTACCGGCGTTCTCAAACAATTGCCATATAGCTTTCGCGTCCTCATCTGGGCATCCCTTCGCCTTGGCCCCTTCCAGGAACTTGTCTTTCATCATCAAGATCTTATCAACCTTCTTCTTGCTGATATACTTGACAAGGTGGACACCCTCAGCCAATGAAAAGCCACCGATCTCATTCGCCATCCGGGACACCTGTTCCTGGTACGTAAGCAAACCGAAAGTCTCTTTCAGTATATCATGTGTCCCCCACAGATAGACAGGATCCCTCTTCCCATTCTTGCAATCCACATAAGCTTCAGTAGATCCAGACTCGATCGTGGCTGGCCGGAACAACGCGTTGGCGGCGATAAGGTCAGATATTCTGGTAGGTTTCATATCCATCACGAACTTTGTCATTCCGGCAGAACCAAACTGGAATATGTTTTGAGTAAACCCATTGGTGAACAACTCATAAGCCCTCTCATCATCAAGCTTGTCATTGATGATCTCAAGGAACTCGGTATTATCCCCATATTCCTTAACTACCAAGTCCCTGGTACTCTGCAATTTGGTAAGTTCTTTGATTCCTAGGCAATCGTTTTTTAACAATCCGATCTCGTCAATCGAATAACCATCTACCTCAGACACAAGAATGTCATCAATCTTCTTAATTGGAAGATAATCAAAACATTCCATAACTTTTCCGTCTTTGTGCTCTGGAGTAATAATGATAGCCGAAGCATGTATAGAAGAAGATCTGGGTTGGCCCATTATGGTTCTAATATCCTCTATGACAATGGGATAGTTCTGGATGAACTCCTTTAGTCTCCTTTTCTGAAAAGCGTATTTGAAGAAATCCGCAAATCCCATTGAATCATCATCAATCATTGATGTCACATAATTCACCTCGCTAACGGGAACGCCATGAACTCTAGCAACATCCTTCAATACCGCCTTCAATTTCATCGTAGTAAAGGTACCGGCACTAAACACGCGCTGCAATCCATTCTTATTATATCTTCTCTCCAGGTACTCCTTCACTTCTTGTCTTCTATCAGACTGGAAATCAATATCCACGTCAGGCAGGGAGCCTGACTCACCTTGCAAGTACCCCTGACTTACAAGACAATCAGACACCCTGATCTTTTTATCAAGATGATATTGTTTCACCGATTTTACTATCATCGCCTATCTCCTCCAAAATGATTTTATTAAATATCTTTTTGAACCTCTCAAACTTCACCTTACAAGACTTACCTGTTGTTATGTTATAGATTTTCACAGTAGTATCCTTATTCAGGTTTCCGGTCATTACCTCAAACATGATAAGGCTACCTATTTGCAAGTCCTTAAAAAACCGGCTATAAAACCTCGCCTTTATTAAAGAGATCTTTAGGATTCCACTCCTTAACGCTATTATCCTCATATTTCAGACCACGATTTGGGTTATCGAAAACAAACCCCTTATAGTTACTGACAATAAACTTAAAATTACGTAGAAGTCGAACTAACGTGTTGTGTTTTACCAACGTGTTCCTTCCGGTAGTCATGTTATACACAAATAACTCAGGTTGCAATAACTTCTCGTTATTCCCGTTTCTCTCAATCTCGAGCATTTGATAGTCGATCCTGATGACATCGCCAACCTTCATTCCCCTCCAAAAGTAGGATTGTATCCTGGGAGGCTTTACGATCTCCGTCACTTTCAAATATCCAGACGATAAGATTACATTATCCATTATTGGTCCTCTTCATTTGTCTCGGGCAGGCTTGACTCTTCCCGCTTGTTCCTAAAAAATCTCACAATCTTCCTGTCAACCTTAACCTGTCTCTTGCTGAACATAGAAATCAAATGCAAATTCTCAAGGGTCCTGCACCGTGATAGCGCCACATATATTTGACCAGGCGCAAATGACCTTGATATGTCAAGAATAACCTTGTCAAAGGTCAACCCCTGGCTCTTATGTACCGTGATCGCCCAAGCCAAACGAATAGGGAATTGCGTGTACGTTCCTACTGATTCCCTCTTAATCTTACCGGATTCCTTGTCAACGTCAAACTTAAAATTGTCCCATGTGTATTTACCTATCTTGATAATATTCCCGTTGTCAAGCTCGATTTCGATCCTTTCATCACCAGGAACTGACGTGTCTATATCCCTGATAATGCCAATTGATCCATTGCAAAAACATCCATCTGAGGAATTTACGACAGTCATGACCTGAGCGCCTATTTTCAATTGCAAGGAAAGATCGCAAGGAACATTAGATTCCTTAAAATCGTCTTTTATGATCCCCTTAAACTCAATAATATCACCATCTATCTCACTCAACCTAGCGTCATTTATCGTTTGGACCTTATTATTATGCGTACTTACGGTAACAATATTGTCCTCGTCAGGCTTAAACGCCGGATCGTAGTGTTCTTTCAACGTGGCATAACTCTCATCTGATATGCTTCCCCTACGTATCTCATTAAGTATCTTAACAAAATCCTGATCAGACTGCCGATAAACATAATCAAACTCAACCATCTGAAACCCTTTCATGGATAACGCGATCGAATCAAAGAAATAACAAGACTTATAATACTTGTCAAGTATCGCCTCCGATTTGACCACTGGGGCTAACTGATACAGATCTCCAATCATGACCAACTGGACCCCTCCAAATGGCTTGTTACTGCAATGGCGATGCAAGCATAACACATCGTTCACCGCATCAAGCAAATCCGCCCTAACCATAGAGATCTCATCAATAACCAGCACCTCCATCTTGTTTATCGTCTCAATCTTATCAGGTCTTAACGAATAATCATCAAGTCCAGGATAAGTTGTTGATCCAACGATATTAGGAATAAACGGCCCAAATGGAATCCCGAATTGCGAATGTATCGTGGTACCTCCAGCATTGATGGCCGCAATACCGGTTGGAGCTACAACTACCATATTCTTATGACAATTCTCTATCAGGTAACGCAAGAATGTTGTTTTACCGGTACCGGCCTTACCTGTCACAAATACGTTCTCATCAGTGTTATTTATAATATCGTAAGCCTCTTTCATTCTTACGTTGCTATCTAAATCAATCACGATATTTTTCTTTTAATGTCCATAGTAAATCTCTATTATCAAACAATATATCATCGCCAGGCATCAACTCATCAGCATACACGACAAGACTCTCATCTCCTCGTTTAATCATGAACTGGGCATCTTTATCAAATACCATTTTCCCATCTCCAAGATCAACCTCTACGATATTGTCGGACATCAAGTCATCAGCAATAACAGAAACCTCAGCCTCATACAATCCAGAACGGTCAGGCAAAAGGAATCTCTCAAAAATCAAGTCGTACTTTATAGGGTCTAGCTTGGTTATTCCCATCAGATATAATAACAAACATCCTCCTCCAGAACCACGGGCAATACCGGTCATTATACCCTGCTGATTTGCCCAATTGACCGTATCGTACTGGACCAAGAAATAATCTATGTTATTTGTTGACTCAATGACATACTTCTCTTTCTCCATGCGTTCCCGATATTTAGCCTCTTGACCTTTTGGGACTAGTCGCTTAAAACCTTCCTCAAGGATAGTGTTGAACATATTCCGGCGATCACCATACTTCTCCTTCTCCTCCTCGGTCATGTCGTATTCCGGCATAAAATTTCTGGAGGTCTCATAATAAGCGTTCGCGTCACTGGAGATCTCAACAGTGGCCTTACAAGCGTCCAAGAACTCTCCCATAACATCCCAGTCATCCGAGAATAAGGAAGAAAAACTCTCGTACAGCTCATCCATATCCTTAAAATATTGCTGGTCAGACTGATTATGTGCCGCCCCGCAAGCGATCTTATTAAGGATAATCTTATTGTTAGCGTCCGAATCATCCAGGTAATAGTTGTCGCAAATCAAGGCTGGGAACACGCATGAGTCTTTAGGAGAATTGTGGTAAAACTCCTTGAGAGCGTCAAGATACATTCGGTCTATTCGATCGGCCTTAAATTCGCTTATATCAACCTGGTAATATACTTTCCCGCAAACCTTACTGATTTCATTAACCACATCATCGTTCCTGTTTAACCAGTATGATGATAATGTACCAAACACCAAGATGTTACCATTAATATAAGAAACTAGTTGCTTGATAGTTACCTTATGGTCGTCAGAATCGACATTGATCAGCTTTTGTAACCTTAACAGGTTGGACAAGCCCTTATTGTTCTTGCAATATACCTTTACCTCAAACTCATCCTCACCATCAACAACATCAAGGGTATAGCCAATTACGTACTTCATCCCTGCCGATTTACATTCCTTCTGTAACTGGAGAGTAGCGGCCATCGTATTCTTATCGCATATCCCTATACAATTCTGTCCCAAATGCTTGGCTTTAGCTATCCACTCTGAGAATTTGAATGAACCGTTAAGTAACTCATAAGGGGTATGTATCCCCAGATTCACAAACCGAACAGAATCAAGCTCTTTGTTTCTCAAGCCTTCCCTTTCACCCACATACTTCAGGATTTTAAGGTCAAACCCCTTATTAAGGTCAAACCAATACCAGTTCTTACCAAACAAGAAGGTAACTTTTTCGATGCCGTCAGATATTAATGAATCCTGATCGCACATTAAGTTAAACACGATCTCGCCAGTTTTCTTAACCTTCCTGAAAATGGAATTTACCCCGCTCAAATCGTTGATATACAGCTTTCCAAAACCCTCTATGTCAACGATATCATCATCAATAAACCTGTGACGTATCTTATTATGAATCAACCACATATCCAGATTTTCACGCAAAGTCTGAACGACTTTTTGCTCACCAATTACTGGAGTGGTGGCAAGATTATCGCTCATATCTTATATTTAGCGAAAAAATCACTGATACGTTCCATATTTAACGACATCGAAGAGAAAAACAAATACAGCCCGCCTCTCTCGTCGTGATCTGTAATAGCGTCAAACAAAGACCCCAGGAATGGCATGAAAATAATAAATAACCAGAACAACGGATTCCACCATCTCGGAAAACAAATCACCCCCACCATACCAGATTCTTCAGACCATACTGGGTCCTCATCCGCATAAGTTTTGTACATAATTAATTGATTATAACTTATTCAAACTATAATCTAGGGGAGTCTCGATATGATTAGAGAAGGTATCATAAATCTCCTCATAAGTCATCTCATCGAAATCCTTATCACCATTAATATCTGCTATATACACGTCAAAATAAGGTTTCAATTGTTGTGCTGTCTTCTTGATCGCCTCCACAGCGTCACCGTCATAAGCCAGAACAACCGTTTTTACTCCTTTTTGTTGTATCTTGAATATCTGGGTATTCGAGATCTTTTTCCCAAAAGTAGCTACAACAGAAACCTTTTCATTATCATATAATTCCATTTTCCTAGTCAAGGCGATAACATCAAATGGTCCCTCAACGATTATCACGGTATCGGTCTCTCCCTCATGTATTGAATCATAATTATACAATAACTTTACAAAATCGTTCTCAGTAGAGTTCTTGTATCTCATGATCCTAAATTTACCGGATCTCTTAGCGGCAATATTGTGACGCTCAATCTTTTTCTTATCCCAAATATGCCTAGCAACCCAGCCAACCAGTGAGTCATCATCTATAATTTCAAGTATCACGTAATCATCAAACTTGAAATTACACCCTCTAGTGGTCCCAACAGGAAAATAATTGTAATCATCAGCTATAAAGCCGCGTGACTTTAAATAAGCGTTCTTGTAACACCTTTTATATCCTTTAGGTAAATCAATAATCTCTAGGGTGTCATCAATAACATCACCCTCATCGGACAGGAGTGGCGTGGTATCCAGACTATCCTCAATTCGTGTAGTAACCTCAAAAATTAAATCTGTTCTTCCAAGCTTCTCCAATAGAGGTGCCAGTTCCCTGTTAGATCTCTGGCAAGAGAAGCAATTGGAGGCGAACAAAGGCTTGCGGGCGGTAGGCTTACCAACATACACCGCAAACTTGTGCCTTTTTCCACAATACGGACAATATTCAGCGATCAGGTTCTTTCCCGCGCCATCAAAATGACCGTTCAACTCGATCTTGAGTTCTTCTATGATAAACTCAATTTCTTGTCTCGTGTATTCCATTTGCAAGCAAAGTTAGTAAAAAAAATTATATAAAAAAGGTTAGGCCGATAGTTTTTGCTACCGGCCTAATTATTTCACGCACATTTACTCATATTTAAGGTTCTTTGTCTATCATAAAACACCTCGTCCTCATATCTGGTAGCTATTTTAACTGTAGCGCCCTTTTTGAAAAAACGAGATTTTGCCACATGAAGCCTCATCGTTTGCTCCTTAGCCTCATTATCGGATTGGTTTAAGGAAATAAGGTGCGTCAATGGCCTACCAAGACCTTTGGCCTCCGCGCAATTATATTCCGTCAACACGTTCTTCTCATCATTTCTCCAATCCTTATTTTCGATCGTAGCCTGGTAAGTGACAACGATCCAAACATCCTCATCAGAGGCTAAATCCTTCAAGTCATTAGCCACCGCGATCCTTTTATGTCTCTCATGATCATTATCGTAATTCTTTCCGGAAGAATCCGTAAGCAAGTCCATACTATCAATAATGATCAGGTCTGGAGACTCTCCATAAATCTTCTTGTACTCTTCTATACCGTTTTTGATATCAACAGTACTTACCTTATTATTGAATTTCGGGAACGATCTTACATCAATATTCCCAGACAGTTGGCTCAATTTCTTTTGAAACGCCTCCATTTCTTTTGCCGAGAACTTACCTCTCTCATAACAATAAGAGCTTCTTTCCACCAGACAGCCAGAATACGCATCAACAACCTCTTTTTCAGACCCCTCCAATTGAAAGTGTAGCACGTTTAACCCATCGTCTATAGCCGCATGGGTTCCAATGTGTCTAGCGATATGGGATTTACCAATTCCCGTTGAAGCCAAGAAACAACTAAGCTGTCCTCTCAGGCTTCTTCCACCATTCATCTCATCAAGGTCATCAATATAAAATCGGTTTATGGTACGCTTGCTCATTCGCCTTGATTCCTCAACAGCCTTGACGTTCTCATTGTACCTCTCGCCAAACGTATCAATCACGTTCACGAATTTAGAGGCGTGCAGTGAAAAGGAATTAAGCCATTCCGCATATTGCTTAATTTCCTCTTGCGCCTTATCCGCTTGCCCCTTATTGTAATACTGAGGAATCTTCGCATATAACTGCTTTAGCTTTACGTCTTTTATATACTCCTCAAACGTAGATATAATCACCTCTTCCGGGTCATTATACTCAAACTCCTTAATCGTTTGCAACAACTCAACAGCGTCAAAATCCTCATTTATTTTCTCTGTCACAAAGCCATAGGATGGAGCGCTCTTATAAGCCTTATAATATACTGATATAACCTTATTTATCAATTGAAACTGCTTATCTGGAAGATAATCGTTTCTCATGTTCTCAACCACTATTCCGCATATATACCCTTTCCTGAACGCCGAATTGTATAACAAGTACAAAAACTCCTCACTCAATGCTCTTTGTTCTTTTGCCATTCCTCTTTCCTTAGTCTATAAATTTCCGGGAATAATCTTTTTGTCTCGTCAGCGCATTCTCCCTGAAAACCGCACTTTGAGCATACCGGAGAGAATGGTGTCCACATCGTGGATGTCCTGTAACAAAGAAATGGGGCCAATCCTAATGTCACGGCCCTTTCCTTCGTGATATCCTCTGACGCGATATATATATACTTTGAGTGATTGTGCCTGGATCTATCCGCTATCCCAGCTAACAACTTGCCCCTTGATAATCCAAAACTCTCCAGCCACTCGTCCTCAAAGTATCTTTTGCCCTTACTGAACCCCTTGTATCTCTCGATTGACTTTGGTCCAAACACGAGGTTAATCCTCACATACTCACGTCCCTTCCTATAATGGAGAAGGGCGATACAATAATCGACCACCCTCTCATCTGAGATCTCGCCATATTCCTTGGACATCATCGTGACGAATTTGACCATAGACCTATGCACTTGACCTCCTCCTGGAAACGGTTCTTGATTATCATACGCCCTTCTAGTTATCTCTTGAAATACATGGGAAAATTTCTTAATGAGTTTTTCTGTATCCATTTTTCTCTAAAGCCTCTCTCATGCCTTTTTTGGCAAGAAACAGTCTTGACTTAACAGTGTCTACATTACATGCCTTGATATTACCATTCCTGTAAGATATCATGGCAATCTCCTTCAGAGAGTAACCCGCCAATTGCAACAACAGGGCCTCCCTGTATATCGCCCCAAGCCCCATGAGGGCATCAAGAACCTCATCACTGTACATCTCCCTCCAATTATCAACCCCCATCACATTTTCTGAGGCATGGGAAGGATCGTGCATAATAAGGTCACTGCTGGCCTCCTCCAAGTCAACTTGTTGTAATTCCTTACTTCTCTTTACCTCAAGCGACTTAATAAATCTCTTGCAAACTATATGGAGCCATGTCTTGATCTCCATCTCCGGGTTGTAGGTCTCAATATAATTATAATAGTTATTCAAGCATTCCACATAATTATCCTGTATATGGGACTTTTTCATGGAATAGGTGATAACTAACTTATATATCATATTTACATGAGGCACTACATACTTATTGAATAGCTCATTCTTTATTCGTCTTTTCTCATCTTCTTGTTCCATGTAGTTGCCACTTGACGTTTAAACTCATCAAGAACATTAACCGAGTCCAGCCCATGACGCTTGCAATAACTCACCCACTTATGATTGGTTGACTTGAAACGCAACCGTACCTCATTGTCCAAAGGCTTAGGCTCAGATGATAAAAACGTATAAAAGTCATTCAATAATTCCCCCAACACAAAGGTATGGCGGGCTACCTGTCTTCTTTTAGCTCTTTCACTCATAACCGGTACCTTTTACAAACCAACATATAAAGCCAAAAAGCATCGCAAGCGTTATCATCGCATGGGATCTCGTTATATTTCTCCATCATCGCCTTGATCATTTGTTCTTTAGTCGCCTTACCATTTCCGGTAGCGAACTTCTTGATTGCTGACGTATTGATAAAAATAGGTTCTGGAAGGTTAAGCTCATCGCAGACCTCCAGCAATACCCCACGATACTCACTCAATTTTCTCATGGAGTGAAAAAACGTGCCAACCGTCACGTCTTCTGCCGTAATCACCTTAATATTATTATCTTGGATATACCGAATTAAAGTATCCCTGAAATCTTTATGCTCCGCATAATTATTAACTTTCCGCTCTGTAAAGTCCCATGTTCCATGTCCCTTCCAAGAGCAATACCCACAATGAGTAGCGATATCAAGCGCTAAAATGTCTTCCTTTTTAAGTTTTACTGGGATTTTTGCTTTACCCATAAATAGCTGATACTCCGTTTTGTTTTCTTACTACCAATCTATAAGGGTATGATTCCGCCGTCTTTCCATGAGAGATAATAATGGATGTTACGCCTATCTTGTTGATAGACTTAATAATATTGTCCAATCCACTCTCATCTACCCCATCCAGGACCTCATCAATCAATAATAAATCCAACCCCTTATCATTGTCAGCGTTCAAATTCACCAAGTTGTGCATGGCCAATATCACGGCCAATTGAACCCGGCTCATCTCTCCAACACTGAGTTTTCCAAAACTTCCGATATCAATGCCGTCACGCAATACGGATACGCTGATCTTGTCTCTCACCTTTCCGGATTTCAACATCGTATAGCCGTTGAATCGAACCCTAAGATCACTACCGATATGCTCAAGGAACTCATTGGTCGCATGGCTGAGAGCGTCAATCTTGCTGTTAGCCAGATAGGTCTTGAACATATTGAAGTTGGATTCCTGAACCTCAAAATCCTCGATTGACCCTTTTAGCAAGTTAAACTGATCCTTTACATCTGATAGCATAGACTCATATTTATCAATGGATTGCATGATCGTATCAGAATAAGGAACTACCTCCTCATTCTCCAGGCTCTTGATCATTCCCCTGTTGGACTCGATCATGCCGTCAGTATTCCCGATCATCTTCTCATTCATCTGAATATCACTATTGATGGACTTGACCCTCTTGTCTAGGGAGGAAAACACGCAATCCATCATATCGTCGATAAGGGACGAGCGTTTTTCCTCGCAACGATCTACTGATTCCTGGAGATAAGATAACATTTTGTCACCCTTTTCCTTCTGGAAACATAAGCGGTAAATGGTTTCCGTGTTATCCTTAATCTTTTTCTCCAGATCGTTGATAATCGCATCTGCCTTTTCAAGCCTGTCTCTGTCCTCCAATTTAAGGGACGTGATCTTGTTAATCGTGTTTATGCTGTCTTGTATGGTCTTCCCGTGGCTCTCCATCAAGACATCAATACTTTCTAACCTGTCCTTGGCGAGGGCTATAGAAAAACTAGGATCTGACAGGACGAACTCTTGGCCACAATGAGGACAGGTAATACGTTTCGCCAGCTTCGCCTCGATCATGGCCTTCTCGGATGTCAGTTTGACCCTATCTTCCTCGATATTCTTGATCCTCTTGTTCTCCTCATTGATAGCCTTATCCCGTATCTCGTTGTGCTTTCTCACCTCCCCATTGAGCTTGTCCCTGTCGCTCCGAGCGATCTGAAGTTTCTCAGACAGGGCGTTCGATACCACTTTCTCCTTCTCGATCCTGATAGATAGGTCAACCAGATTACTGGTCTCCTTCTCAATTTGTTGGTTATATTCACTGATCTGGGATGTCAAGTCTGCGTCGGAATAGCCTGATAGGTCAACAAACGTCGCAAGACCAGAGACAAACCTCTTAATACCATCAAAATCAGATCCATTATAATTATTTGATTCATAATCATTTAACTCATCAGCGATCGCTGTTATATTGTCGATCTCCTTTTTCATGGAATCAATGTTGGCTTGCGTCTCTTTTTTCTTCGCCTCCAGTTTCTCAATGTTCTCGTTATACTGTTTGATCGAGGCTTCCTTATCCTTCTTGCGCTTCTCGAAATTCTCCGCCTCGTCTCTCATGGTTTGCTGAAGAGCCTCAATACGTCCCTCGATCTTACTTTTCTCCAGTTCCTTGTCCCGGAAATCGGAGTTGACTTTTTCCTTGTCGGATTTAAGTGTTTCGATAGATTGGTCAACCATATTGGCTCTTGAGAACCGGTTGATGATATCCTTTTTCTCCTTATCCGAGGATAACAGGAAATCCTTATATCTTGACTTGCAAAGGATAAATGAGCCATAAATATCATCTTTCGTGACCCCCAGCATGTCAAGGATATATCTATTATACTCATCAACACTGGATTTGACTACAGGGTATTGATTATAGTCTTTATCTATAAACGTCAAAGAAACTTGCTGAGGTCCTTTTCTTGAGACAGTACGTGAAATCAACAAGGTATTTCCGGTTGACGTATTCTCCAGAGCCAATGTTACTGACGCTGAATCCATGTCATTGTTGATAATCTCCTCATTCTTGACTTGCCGGAGCGGAGAACCTAACAGGCAGAACGCTATAGCCTCACTGAGAGATGATTTTCCGGAACCATTGGATAATTGCGACTCATTATCAAGATTCTCGCCATAAACCAGAGTCGCTACATTATTTTTAAACAGGTAAATCGCCTTATGAAATGAGGCGATCCCATCAATATCTATTGACTTTAATTTCCACATGAATTGATTGAATTAAGATATTTGACACCAAAATCTACGTTACCAATTGAGTTCTTGTCACAAAACTCATGGTACATCTTAATGATACCGCTCTTGTCATAACGCTCATTTAAGGACTCCTGGGACGCTATCTTGATTGGGGATGACTCATCTATCAACTCAACCTTAGAAATGCCCATATCGAACAGCAATGACTTGTTTACGCTATTTGATTGTCCAGCCTTACACTCTATGATCACCCGAACTTTATAATTGTTGGATGTATATGACATGACCTCATCTTTAAAAGATCCGGAAAAAATCTCATCGTATCTTTTTCGCAACGTGACATAACGAACATTGACGGTATTCTTGACGAACTTTGTCGATCCGTCAGAATACAGGAGAGTGTATCCTTTTTCCTCGTCCTCGCCAAAACCATGTTGTCTGGACGATCCGATATATTCGATATTAGTCCCCTTCACAACACAACGATCATGATAATGTCCAACCAACACCTTATCCCAACATGAGAAAATATCGGCTGGAAGATCCGTGTCCGCCGGTTGGGGTAAAGCGCCCTTAATCCCCTCATGTATATAAAGGACACTGTGATCATAGTTAACCGTATCAAGTTCCTTACTTATCTCCCCCAGCATATTGGCAAAAGAGCCATTCTCTGGGAAATAAGATATCATACCAACAACTACATCCCCAAATTTCAAACAACTCCAATCCTCCACCACATACACATTATCAAAGGACCGAAATACGCTACAATACCCTCTATTAGATTCTTGGTTAACCTTATCATGGTTACCTTCCAATATAAAGACGTTGATGTTGTTATCCATACATTCCTGGAAAACGTCGTACACCGCCAATAATACATCAAGGGTCTGGGAATGCCGAGATGTAAATAGGTCACCTCCTATAAGGATCCTGTTCACGCCATTAAATATGGCCACATCTAAAGCTTCTTTCCAGTTCAGTTTAAACTGGTCAATATTTTCCTTACTAACATGCACATCGTTAATTAACAATGCGATAGCCTCATTACACACTATGCTATATCGTAAAATAAAGGCGTACTCGCCACTTGTTCGGTACGCCTTTGTGTTTTAGGATAATCTTGATCGTTTACGACATTCTTCTGCGCCGTCTCAAGGCTGGCTCATTCGTATCCTCATTATGTTTCTCATTCAAGTCTTCCGGCTCATCCTTCTGGGTACCTTGATCTTCTTCATCCTCATCACCGTTTCCCTCATCTTCAGGATCTTGCTTCTTATTTACAGATGTTGACTTTGGGGCTTGGACATCTTCCGGCTCCTCGCCAAGATCACTGATAGCGTCCTCAATCTCATCAAGCAAGTTTGAGATGGTCTTCTTTCTTGTAACTACGATTTCCAATCCCTTACGCTTGATATAATCAATAACGATGCCTCTCAACTCCTGACCTTTCTCGCTCTTTTCCTTTCCTCCCTCATTCTGGAACTCATCGAACATAGCGGAAATGTCATCAAAACTGAGGCTGTCATCACCACCATTGTCATCATCCTTGGTATCAAAAGAGAAAGAGGAATCGTCATTCGCCGGAAGCTCAGACTTGATCTTTGCGATAACATCCTGAATCTCTTGCGTATCCATAAGATCGAGACCTGTTTCCTCCTCATATTGTTTCAAGAATACAATCTCAGCCTCAAGCTGGAATTTCGTGAAACGATAGATAAGATTGTTGATTGGCGTAGCCTCCATCAAGGCTTTCAGTTCCTCCTGCGTCAATCTCATTGGGTCAGCAAACGGATCAATAGAAAACACATATTCAACCTTACTACCCTTCTTCTTCTTGATTTCTAATGGATAAGCCATATTCCAGGAAGAAATCGGACAAGGTTGTTTCGGATCCTTGTTCTTTTCAATCAATCGTTTCCAGAACGTCTCCTTGACTTCCTCCATATTCTTGAACTGGCCAAATGACGCTTTCCAGATCATCATGCCCTCATCTCTGTTATCCAAATCAAAGATATACATGACTCTCTTGTAATCCATTCCGAGACCACCACCGAATGATCCTCCCTTGATCTTCTTCTCCATATCCTTATCGCCCTTGACCTTCTTCAGGGCCAACTTACGATACGAGTCGATCAAATCAACGGAAATACCAGCCTCTGTTGCGCGGCAAGCGTTCACATAACGGGTCTTTCCGGTGCTGGGGTTCTTGATCTTCATCATGTACTCATGCAAGGGGTATTCGTAGCCACGTCTTTGAGAATTAGGCGGAAGCGGAAGAATCCGGATCTTGTACGTCTTCTCCTTATCCATCGTAAAATACTTAACCTTACTGTAGGTAACTTCCTCTTTTTCTTTTCTGGCTTGAGACTCCTCCAGGGTTTCCTGATTTTCCGAAAAGAGATCCTCTAATGACTTGTTTAACAACTCCTCGTCTTTAACTGCTTTTTCTTCTGACATTTGAATGTTTTTAAATGTTTCTGTTGTAATCTTTCCATTGGTCATTGTACGCGTCAACATAAGGTTCTGTATATGACGGATCCCTCAATGACAGCCTATCAATATTATCAATGCCCAAGTTTTCAGACGCGAACCAGATGATCTTTTGTATCACCTCATCCAGCTCATCCGCCGAAGCGTTTTTTAAATCTTGATACACAAACTTGCTATTGAAAAGCTTTACTTCCCTAGACGGGGCAAACATTTTCTCAAACTTACGATAAAGCACATCTACTGGCGGATGATCATCACATTGCTCTGAGATCGTTTTTAGGACAACGCCATATAGATATTTTAATCTGGGGAGAGTTTTGTTTTTAGACTTGTCGCAAATGTAGAATGCGTATTCTCCATCAGGGAGCGTTCTGAGCTCCCTGTTCAACTCAAATAAGTCCGGGGTGTTCCTATTTTTAAAGATCATCCCCTTTTTTTTGATCGCCATAATGTTAATATGACACGACAAAATTAAGCAAACTTTTTAAACGAACAAAAAAAATACATAATTTTTTATCCGCATTTTGAATTTCCACAATTGGTACAAATCAAGCAGCCTTCTTGGAAAATAAGCGTCTCTTGACCGCAATTAGGACAAACCTTTCCCTTTGCTTTCGTACCATCAACAATATACTTTTTCAAGGCACGCACGACACCATTGTTCCAATTGTTAATTGTCTCGCTCTTGAAATCCAAATTCTGGATAAGGCCGACAACCTTGTGGATAGGCATCTCATATCGTAAGGCAGCGGAAATCAATTTAGCGTAATTCCAGAACTCAGAAGAAAACTTAGTCTCAAGGTTCTCAATAGAGCAACATACCCCAGCCTTATTCTTATATATAAAGCGATAATGCTTGCTTCCATCAGGATCTTTGTATTTCTCAATCGCTCCAGACTTTACGCTTTTGGGGATCAATATACCTTCATCGTCATCGGCCAATCCGGTAAAGATCTCATAAGGACGGCCATCACGCAAGCCAACAAAAGCGATCCAGTTCTGGGAATTATGCTTAAACCTGACAACATCTGCCTCAAGTGTCTTTGGCCTCTTTTTTCCTTCCGTTTCTACCGATTTGGCCTCTTTCTTGTTTCCGGCACTAATCAAAACCCCTGAACGGGATCCCTCACGATATACCGTACATCCTTTACATCCAGATTTCCATGCCTCAATATATAAGTCATTCACCAGATCCTCATTCACATCTTCCGGCAAGTTGATCGTAACGCTAATCGAATGATCCACCCATTTCTGTACACGACCTTGCATACGAACTTTTTGTAACCAATCAACATCACGAGAGGTAGCCTTGTAATAAGGAGATTTGCTTACAATATTATCAATATCCTCCTGAGATGAATCTTTTTTCAGTGACAATTCATTCATTTCCATCCACATCTTGAATTTTGGATGGATAACAAGATATTCCTCGAAAGCGTCACCTGTCTCGTCGATAAAATCGACATGAACATCCTGGTCGTTCGGATTCACCTTACGACGGCGCTTGTAGACAGGCATAAACACAGGTTCAATCCCAGACGTGGTTTGTGTCATCAAACTAACGGTACCTGTCGGGGCGATAGTCAAACAGGCGATGTTACGTCTTCCATATTTCATCATTTCCTCATACATCTCAGGATTCGCCTCTTTTAACCTGTTAATGAACGGATTATTTTTCTCTCGTCCAGAATCATATATCGGGAAAGCACCTCTTTCTTTAGCCAGGTAAACGGATGAATAATAAACCGAGCAAGCGAGTTCTTTATGAACATTCTCGGAGAACTTACTCGCCTCCTCAGTCCCATATCTAAAACCAAGAGCAGCAAGCATATCACCCTCGGCGGTTATGCCGATTCCTGTTCTCCGCCCCATCTCACATTTCTTGCGGATCTTCTTCCAGAGGTTAAGCTCTGTAGCCTTCACATCATCATCCTCTGGGTCACTCTCGACTTTCGATATGATCAGGTCTATTTTCTCCAGCTCAAGATCAATAATATCATCCATGATCCGTAACGCCATCCAAGCATGATCAATGAACATATCGCAATCAAAATAGGCATCCTCACAGAATGGATTTCGCACATACGAGAATAAATTTAAAGCAAGTAATCGACATGAATCATAAGGGCATAAAGTTACTTCGCCACACGGATTCGTCGATACCGTCTTAAAACCTAAGTCTGCGTAGCAATCAGCTACTGACTCCCGAATAGCCGTATCCCAGAACAATACTCCAGGTTCAGCGCTTTCCCACGCATTATGGACGATCTTATTCCATAAATCACGAGCCTTGACAGTTCTCGTTAATTTGGGGTTATCAGAATAAACCGGAAACTTCTGGACATAAACCTCATCTTTTGAAACAGCGTCCATGAAAGCGTCGTCTATCTTTACAGATACGTTTGCCCCTGTAATTTTTCCCTCTGTCATCTTAGCGTCAATGAACGCCTCCGCATCTGGATGGTTGATTGATAAGGAGAGCATTAACGCACCACGTCTACCGGAAGTAGCAACTTCTCTTGTTGAGTTTGAATAACGCTCCATGAAAGAAACTACGCCAGAAGATGATAACGCCGCATTACTTACAGGAAATTTTGATGGCCGCAAATGAGAAAGATCGTGACCAACACCTCCACGACGTTTCATGATCTGAACTTGCTCCTCATCAATCTTCATGATACCTCCATACGAATCCGGCTCACCATCCAGACCGACAACAAAACAGTTGGATAATGAGGAGATCTGGAAGGGGTTACCTATCCCTGTCATCGGACCACCTTGTGGAACAATGTACTTAAAATGGTCAAACAGCTCAAACAACTGATCCTCGCTTAATGGATTAGGATAATTACGCTCGATCCTGGCAATCTCCGATGCCATTCGACGGTGCATGTCCGCCGGTGTCTTCTCATAGATATTTCCCTCAGAATCTTTCAACGCGTACTTGTTAACCCACACTCTAGCGGCCAACTCGTCACCATCAAAATAATCAATGGAAGCCTCTAAAGCCTCCTGATGAGAATAAGTCTTACTCATTTAAGATTAATGCCTTTTTGTTTATTAGTGAAAAAACTAAGGTAATGGTCCAGTTCAACCTTAAAACGCTCCGTGCAATTATAACCACAGCAAGCCTGTTCACCACATAGCCCATTGCGATAAACACACTTCGAGACCATCATATTCGCCAGATCCGGATCAACTTTTGAAACCTCTTGCTTAATAGCCAAGAATACATCACGAGTCTCCGATGATGCCTTGAAGCACAATCTCAGTTTCGCCATGTCGATCAAGGACTGGGCATTGATAAATAGTGAAAGATTGGTCAAGGCGTTTCTTCCGGCCTTGTTCTCCAGTTCATCAAGTAAATTATTAATCTCTTCATTATCACTTTCGGTTCGTTCATTGTCAGGAATAGCATAAAGCTCCCTGAGACGATGAGCAATGTATGGACATTGATCCTTACCACCACGCCCATCGTTCCTCATTGTAAGGGAAAAAGGTTGTGAACCTACATGATGCCTAAGTAAATGTGTACTTACATACAACTTCACATTTGTAATCTTAACCCAAAAGATCTGGGTACGCGCTGGAGAGTGCTCTGATTTGTAGATACTGATCAGGGATTGATTGCTTTTCCCCAAAAACGTGGACTCACAAGCCTCTCTCATCAACTCAATATCGGTAAGTTTTTTTACTGTTACCATTATGTTCTTGTATATCTCAATTAAAACGTAACGCTCTTGACATTCCATCTTTTCTTCAAGAACCGCTCCGCGCTAGCTTCAAACAAGACGCAAGCGATATCGTAAAGATCCTTGACTCCCTTATCCTTGAAAACCTTATCTATATAATCAAGCCGGTTCTTATACACCACACCCTCTCCTCGGCGTTCCAGATACGCTTATTGAGGCTCACGTGATACTTCTTCTCAAACTCCTCATAAAGCAAATTATACCGGTTTGGAATGGATTTTGGACTTGCATTGGAAACAATCTGGACGATCCGTTGTCTTAGCTCAGCGGTAGGGATCTCATCCGTCAGCCCCTCGATCACGTCGGACTTGTGCTTGATGACTTCAACTTGTTCCTCAATCTTTGTCTCAGCGATAGCGAGGTTTTTCTCCGCCAATTCACGCTTCATTTTCTCCTCCTTGATCTCCATCGCAAGTTGGATAAGGAAATCTGGAGACTCGATAACCTTTTTGGCAACCTCATCTGTCATGTATGCTCCATGCTTGCGGATAGATGGCAGAACCTCCCCACAAACCCAATCCTGAAATTGTTCAGCTTGTGGCTTGTTAGATCGCATGATGATTTTGTATAGGTTCTTCTCGTTGATATAAATGAGCTGTTGAATAACTTCCGCTCCGTGTTGGTTTAAAGTAGGGGTGTCAATCAGGCTTACACCCCTCTGGTCTAACCTTTGTTTGGTCATTCCTGTATGCAAACCCAACACTCGGCAGATATCCGTCAAACAAAACAACGGATCTTCGCTTGTTCCAGCAACCCTAATCTTTCCAAATTTCTCATTCTCAAATACCATCAGTAACGCGTTCGTATTCTTCTGCGCAAAATTATTATTATTCATTATATGCTATTGAAATTACGATAAAACTACCGTTCCCATAGTCACTTATCATGACATCAATCAATAACAATGGGTGTATTTTTCATTCGCTCTTACTTCCTTGCTAGATAACTTACTGGTTTTGAACATCAACTTAAAATTAAGCCCTTGCATATTGCGCTATGCTGGTTCCATTTCTCGAATGGATGCCATAACATTGCTATGCCTTCTCCCTGTAATTTCAGCTATTTCATAAGAGCAGATGGTTTGCTCGTTGAGTAATGACCTCACGCCTTACTCACGTGTATTTCCGGATAATTTTTATCCATACATAAAACAATATAAATCAAATGAAATCTGATATAGGGCGACCGCCCCAAATGGCTTGAAAGAAAGACAAGCCTCACGTGTAGTAGCGCAAAATTAAGCATTAATAATATATCATCAAAATTTTAGACATTTTTTTGGTAAAAAAAAATAGCACCCCTTTTGGGATGCTATCAAATCAATAAGGGCGATACCCTCTTTTTTCCATTTCCGCCAAATATTTCTTTACCTGTGTCTCTTGAAGCCTTTTATAATACGCCATACGTTTCTCTGTCATCAATTTAGGTCTCTTTGCGCAAAGCTTGTTTACCCTATATTCCTCCAGATACTTAAAGAACTTGTTCTTCTTAAAAACAGGATTAGGCGAAGAAGCGGCTATTGCCTCAATAATCTTGATACTTGGAGCCACATACTCCTTTTTGGGTAGTGACTCCATCAATAACTCATATTCTATCGGGGCCTCATATTTAAGGAAGAACCCCAGATTCGTCTCCTCGAATCTCCTTCTTTTTCTTGTTCCGAAGGGACGGCCCCTGTTTCCGGTTATTTTTCCCCTTACAGTTTGCCTTCCCGTTAACTTTTCCCGACTCTTCATCGCTCATCCTCTTGATTAACTCAATGTCGTTATGGATTTTAATTATTCTCATTATTGGCTGGTTATATAAGTGATACAAACATAAACTGGATATTGGCGATCAACAGATGAGCTTGTGGCCTTTACAGTTCTTGTTCCACCATCACATTTCCACACTATACCATAGGTATTGTCCAGCGCATCACTTTTGCTATTAGTAGTATCTGTAAGGAATGTACCACCAATCGTATGCAGTGGCGCTCCAATACTATTAGGTATATTAAACCATGAAAGCTCATTATTTGAATTTCCAGGTCCATTTATATAGCCCATAATAGAAACAACGCGTCCACGCTGTTCAAAATGAAGCCCACCAGAAGTCTCACTCTTATTGATCAACAACGACATGCCATCCGTTGAGTTTACACAATTCGCATCACAATATTCTTTGATCATCTGGTTGATACTAGATTTTAATGAATCCAGCTCTCCTTGTACCGAACTCGCGCCAGCGCCAATCTTGCTCCTGATCGACGCCTGCTCCTCTGGGGTAAGCGTTGGGAGGTTCGACAATTTCTTGTCAGCGTATCTACCGTCACACTCACTCTTTGAATACACGCTCAAGTTAGCCCTTCCCTTCTCGGCGTTGACACCAGTGAGCTCCTTGTCCAACTTCTTCTCCAACTCATTAGCGACATCGTTACCGGTAACAAGACCTTGGTCTCCGGAACCGATGGATCCCTTTCTCAAATTGTCAAGCTGGGCCTTGTAATCTGAGGTAAAATCATTTGTGGATAGGCCCATACCAGCAACCTTATCCACCTTTTTGCTCAAAGCATCGTTAAAAGTGGAATTATTAACAAAATTGCTCGAGTAAGCGTTACCATTCTCTTTTAATGTTCCTACAATATTGATATTTGCGGCCTGAAGGGTAATATCACCGTTCATCTCATGCTTAATCATGAACGCCTTGTTACCTGAAGAAAAACCGATAGAAGCTATCAAGGCATTATCCCTATCTTTCCAGCCAATTCGTTTACTGTAAGACAGCTCACCATGAGAATGCGACGTACTTCTCAAAACCAGCCCAAGCTCATCGGCGGATTCCTCATTAATAGAGCAATACGACACGACCCTCTTAGCCGACCCATCCGTCTTAAATAACAATTTACCTTTACCATCATAAACCTGGAAGTGTCTAACCTTAGATGTACTTCCTTGATATCCAGACTTATTCACGTTCACAGATCCATCATCAGTAGCGTCTGAATAATTCTCGATATTGTTATCGGACAATACCAGATTCTCTGTTTGTAAAGTATTGCCCCTCAAGACATCAACAGCAGTGTTTGTTTTCATGACGGCAAACACGTCTTGTCCGCCAACCGAAAAACGAATATTGCCATCGGTATCAAACGATATATAACTCAAATCCTCACCGCCATTATGATAGATAATTCGACTGGCCCCATCCGTATGTCCAGCGATCTTCAACATGGTAAATTTGGACGGGTTGCGCTGGGACAACATTCCATCAGAGATGATATCTTTCTTGGATTCTACGTTATTGTTAAATACCGTAGTCTTATTAACTGTCTGCTGAGAAGCGCCATCAAGCAATAACGCATATTTCCCGAAAAACTCATCTTTGAGACGAGGAATATATGTGTCACGGATCTCAATGTATTGTTTATCAGCAGGCTTATCTGTCGTGCCAAAACACTCGTAATACGTACAAATTTGCTGGGTGGCATTTTGCGCATAAGATCCTGATTCGGTACGTTCACTCTCAACGATGTAATAAGGATTATTCAGGTTTACGGTCGCCCCGTCAAATTTCCGGATCTTCCCGTTAATGTACACATATCCCTCTCCTATTTTTGTATTTGAAATAGAAGATCCAGAAGTCTCACATCCGGATAAGATAAAATTATTACAGCCATTAAATATGGTCAAGAAAGACAGGGTTAGGTCCTGCAAGGCGTTAAAGTCCTCAATATACGTATAACGCCCACCTGTTTTAGCGATAAATTCTCTCATTCTGTTGATATTTTAATCCTAAATGTTTTACCGGCTATCTTATACGTACTAACAACCGCAGAGAGCATAGCCACAAACTCTTCTTGCGGTATATTTATCCTGGGAACCTCGACAGTAAAACTTGTCTCATTTATTGTCTTGTTCTCAGTCCTGTAATAAAAAGGTTTTGGTTCCTCATCTGTACCACTCACACCTCCCCAGTTATCATCCACATACCATATCGTACATGGTTTCAAGTTTGGATCAGCCTTTCGATATATAGGAACACCAACATCTATCGGATCGGTAATTTCTATACTATCATCCTTATCGACGAAGTATTTAGAGAACCTACGATTAAGGTACCATGTAAAATAAAACACCTGGCTTGTCATGTAAGCGTCAATCTGATGCTCCTTCGTAAAGGATACAAATTCCTCATTCTTTGATTGCAACGGGAATACGAAAGACTGAAGTAGCAAAACGAACGTCCTGTTTCTCAGGTAACTCGGTGTCAACATATTGATCAGCCTATCGAAATTAATATGATACCTACTCATACTGACGGATCAACTTTTAAGACAATGGCTTCCCGGAAGTTTGGAATATCCGCCTCATCTCCCTCTTTTGATGATTCCCTCAAGAAACCACTAGAAGCGTGCGCCATGCGGCCGATAAGGGTAGGTTCCGTATGTGTTCCATCACTATCATAACTTACAAGATAAACGCCTTGTTCCGGCATCTGGGAAGAATCAATATACACGTCATTGACATGCTCCACGTTCAACAGGCACTGCATGATATTTGACGTGTAGATCGCCGAGTTAAACTTTGTCTCCATGATAAAATCATAAAGGGCGTTGTCTATGTTAGCTCTCATATCCTCCTCTGAAAGAGCGCCATCGTGATAAACAGTAAGCCTTGGGATCAAGATATCTCCCTTTTGGGACACAACCTCAATATTAGTTCCGGCAAACTTAATCTGATTAATGTAAGCCGTAACCATCATAAGCTGATCAGTTGTTAATGGCTGGAGATTCCCCTTTTCTCCAGTTGCCACTTTCAAAATCAGTTTTGTATCCAAGCTCATATCATTAGTATCCTCCTGATACGAAGCCTGTGTTATGATGCGCTTTGTCTCGTCGGTAGTCTCATAACCAAAGCCAAGCCCATCATCCCTTACCTGTAACTTGTCCCCATGTTGGTATTTCAGCAGGGCGTTAACATAATATGATGGTGTTCCATTGATGCGATCCTTAATCACGTTGCTAATGTCCACGGTATAAGTGTCCATTATCGTCTCAAACGTATAGATAGCCGCACTAACTATCCAAATAATGCCATTCATGATAGACACCTTTGAATCACTTTGGAACTCATTCAATTCCAGTCTTTTATCTTTTTCCTCTATAATAGACTGATAGATTTGGTTTATTGTTCTTGCCATTACGCTGTGTATGTCTCGTTCTCGTTCAATATAAATGACCAAGGCCCCATAGATTCCTTATGATGATTGACCAATACCCAGATAGCCTCCATACCAGTCTTTGGGTCAATCAAAATTTCTGGTTCCTGATAAGTTCCTGAAGGTCTCTCATTCTCGGATAGGTTTACAATACAATTCAACCTTATCCCATAATCCTTAACCAGACCAATAAGATACCGGTCCAATTCCTCTTGGCTCAACCTACAATTAGTCAAATCAAGGGACATGAGCGACTTTTGCAAAACCATGTTCTCAACACCTGAAACGATTGATCCCGCAAACGTAGCGTGCATGATATTTTTCATAAACGCAGTGAACCCAAGATCAAATTTATTGGAATCCTCAACGGCTATACTCTCAACACCAACATCCCTAATTGTAAAGAGGTCAGTAAACTCGTTCCCTGAGAGGTTCAAGTCATATATGGTAACTTCCCCATATACCTTAATTTTGCGGTTTGATGAACTATCCTCACCATAAATATGGCTAATTTCCGACTGGCTAGTAGTCATATCAACCATCTCCATGTCTGAATTATCGCCCCAATCAATATATAGCGTGCCAATACCTGATATTGAAAATGATACGGTTCTGGAAGTATTCTTCAGGTACCACATAAACAATAAATTGTTCATGGTTTTATAATAAACAGTCCCAGTACCGTTTGCCGGTATAATCCCATTTGTCTTAAAATAGCTAACAACCGTAGAGTCCTCATGATAATATGGAGTATATTCAAGTATATCACCATATTTCAGCTCAGTATCCATTGATAGCTTAGGATTACAAGTCAATAAATCCAATATTCCTTCCACAGACCCATAAAGGGTTAACGCTACATCATAAATATTCTGCCCATATTCTACCTTGTATTGCGCCATTATCATTCCTCCCTTGCAACTACTTTAATCTCTCCTTTCTCCTGATTGATATGGGCTTGCTCAACATACATCTTATCCATATTAAATTGCTCCTTAATCATGTTCCCCAAGCCCGACGTTCCGATATTGCTATTCAGATACCTAAAGATCCCGACCCCAGTAGTGGGGTATTGGTATAAATTGCCCGGAGTGCACTGAAGAAGAAAGACCTTGTTTTGCTCAATAGACTCACATAACCCAAAATCATACTCGGTAAAATCACAGAGATAAGCCACGTTCTTTTCCAGCACCACCCGGTACAAGGCATCTATTGACAAAACCGGCAAATCGGTCGTTCGCATATCCTCACCCTTTATGGTCCTCAACTGGTAATACTCACCTCCATCTCTTGTATTATATATAATGCTCTCATTCCCAAAATTATCAACAACCCTAAAAGACAACTTTATCTTCTTATTTGAGGATAAAAATGGAATAGTTACTCCTAAACCTTTAGAGAGCAAGTTCAAGTTTATGTCCTTATTTATTTTACATATACCATAAGCCACATAGTCATCTTCCCTTTCCCATTCAAAACCAATGGTAAATTGAGGAATGGAACGCTTCATGATGACCTCAGCGCTTGTATAATCGAATTGGATATCAGTTCTCATGTCTCCATGTTGATAAGTTGTTCATAACTTGTTGTATTATTGTTAATAACTACGTACAAAATACATTAGAAACATAGTCATAGAAATATTTATAAACATACATATTTTTTTCAAACATTTTATTGTCAATAGTTATCAACAGGTTAAATAATTGATAATAAGAAAAATCAAAAAATAAATGTAGTTTGTTAGTAATACATATCCATCATAGAAAATATTTTTAAACATTTTAAATATTATATCATACAATGTTGATAATATCGTTTTTCATACCATTTGATTTTTATTGTTAAATTTAGATGATATAAAAAAAGGGGTAAGAAAAAACTTACCCCTTACGCTATCTTGCCTAGATGATCAGCAATTGTCATAAATCTTTTGAACCACATCCCAGACATCCTCAACATATTCCTCGTCTGAGAGGGTGTCAGCCATCTTTTTAAAGAAAGAAGAGGTTTTATCGTCAATCTCAAAGGCCATCGGGTTATCACGGTCCTTTTTCAAGTTCCATTTCATATTACCACCGCCTTCATCCACGATCTCATACTTAACAAAATCCTCTTCAGTCAGACTGACTTTTGACATGATCTCTTTTTTAAGCATGTAATCCTGGAGTGTCATTTTGTTTCCAGTCCTGATACTTAAAATATACATCAGAACCATACGATCCTTAACGTATAACTCCACAACATTCATATAAATAAATATTTGATTTACTTGCACTTACGATTATAATTCACTCATGTACGAATACAATAGGGGCTTATCCCCTAGGAAAGGAAATGTTGCCCCAACTTATCTCTCTAATAAAGCCTTAATTGATCAACAACAAAAGGCCAATCAAAAAGAAAAGAGAACAACATAACCAAGACCTCCTTTCGGACAAACACTAACCAGTCTTGGCCTTTCCTCGACCACGCATCACAAAACTGCCCCTCCGGATTTCACACGACTAAGTAACAATCCGTTACTCATTGACCTTCCCTATGCCGTACCAACGCTCCCACCACGTAGCGTGGGCCGATCGCTATAGGATCAACAACCAATATTTCACGGTTGCCATGCTTCTTCCATATTTTTCAGTCCCCCCCACCGTGCTTCCTCAAGCACGAAATAACGGTTCCTTTCCTGAATTGACCCGGTTATAGCCCCTTAAACATTGCCGGGATTTAATCAGTGAGGGGGTGACACGCACGCCATTTTCTTTTATTTTCCACTTTATAGCCCCATGAGCTAAAGGCAGGGCTGAGAGATATACGCCCAACCCATTGTCTCTGGATTCAGGCGGGGCACAGAACTCAGCGTTACGAGGGCCGTTGCCAGATATACCCTCGCCTCGAATGGGTTTGTTTACCCCAAGTCGCCTTCTTAAATCTAAGGGGACGGTTTAGGAAATACGCCATCCCCTTTTGAAGAAGAATAGGTCTTAGCCTACATCAAAGTTTACGTTAACCCTAATTTTAACATTTAGCGGCAAGCAAGCCTTCCAATCTGGCAATACGATCTTCCAAAGTAACCACCTTTTCTTCCAGAACACGATTTTTATCTTCCAAGGCCATAATAACATCTTGATGTCCTTTGATCAATTCATGAAGCTCCTTACAGCCATTTATAGCTACCGTGGCGGCTAAATCTATATAATTTACCGCATAATATGAGTCACCGTTTTCTGGGGTAATTAGTCTCACGAGTTCTGGGAAAACCTCTCTAACAGCTTGGGCGGAAACTCCAATCCTCATAATCTTGTCCTCATCATCTTTTCTTGTATGGTAGAATGCACTAATGTTCTTTATTTTATCTAAAACATTTGGAACATCGTTAAATATGGTCTTTAGTCTTATATCTGATCCAGTAACAGAATCGAGATTTGTTATTTCGACTCTATAACCAGAAGTTGCACCATTGTTTATAAATAAGTTTCCAATATTATCTCCAGTATCTCTCCACCCCCTTATTCCATTTCCTCCAGAGAATCTAATTCCAATATTGTTTGAGCCGTTTCTAAAAACCGTTCCTGAAGAAGGTAAATAACACGTTGAACTTGCGGATAACGTACCGGCTGGACCTTGTGGGCCAGTCGCGCCTGTATATCCTCTAGGGCCTTGTGGACCTTGTGGGCCAGTCGCACCTGTAGCACCTTTAGGACCAGTAGCGCCAGTAGCACCCTTCAGGTTTTTAAAAGCTAGCTTTATGGTTCTCTTGCTAGGTGTTCCTCCAAGAGTTACAGTACAACTTGGCGTTCCAACAGTATTTGACACAGAAGCTGTAACGCCCGTGATCTCACCGGCTGGACCTTGTTCTCCTATTCCTGTTATTCCTGTCACTTCTCCCGTAAATTCGACAGGTCCAGTAAATTTAGTCTTGCCATTCTCATAGACCATGCGACCAACCGTTAAATCAGGTGCAGCAATATTCATTACTTGAGATGCAATAAGGAGGTATCCATTTGAATATAACATATATGCTCCGTCATATTCATAATCACCGAAACTTGGATTTGTAGGAACGCTTGCCTCACTACTAAATCCAATAAAAGGTATATTCCCTCCTCCATTAATTCCATCTAAATCATCTAAATTTCCAAAAAATATATGTCCACCATCACCAGAAACAATAAATGTCCCCTTAAATGTCGCATCTCCACTAGTATTCCAGGATATATTCTTCTTTGCCAAATACCCTGAACCGTCATTGTTCAAGGCCCAATAATTATTTCTGGATATTGAAGATGACGAAAGAGACATATTACCATTCGTAATGTTGCTGCTATTAATTGTCCAACCGCCGATCTTACCAGAAGTAGCTGTTATTTCTCCACTAAACGAACCAGTTGCAGCAGATAATTTACCACTAAAATAAGCAGAACCATCAGTATCTATTCTAAATTGTTCTGATCTTATTGCAGCACTTGTTCCGTTTGAATATATTGTTATTCCACTTGCGGTAAATGAATTATTAGATTGCTTTGTTCCAGTATATATAGAGTCACTGTCAATCTTCCAGCCACCTATAGACCCACCTTTGAAATAAGCCTTACCATCAGTTTCTATACGGAAATATTGTGCCCTAATAGCGGATAAATTATTTGAAGAATAAATCGTGATGCCGCTAGTACTATATCCATTTGATGTTTGGGCCGTACCTGTATAAATGCAATTACCTGATATTGACCACCCTGCAATTTTTCCACTTGTAGCTTCAATATTTCCCTTAAAATAAGCTGATCCATCGGTATCTATACGGAAATTTTTAGCTCTGATAGCGCCATTTCCGGATCCATATAAAGTTATTCCATTATCTGTAAAGTCACCACTTGTCTTTTTGGTTCCGGTATAGATATAATTTCCATCAATCGTCCAATTTCCGATCTTTCCTTTTGTTGTGGTTAATGACAAGCTGTTTATCTTCTCCGCAGTGACTGTTTTAGTCGCAATATCAGAAACATTTAACCTATCCGTACTAATTGTTCCGGCAGTAATCTGGGAAGCTTCTATATTGATTGCCGCAACCGTCTCGGCAGCTAAAAGACCCGTAAATACATAATTAGAACCTATCTCCGTATTATTGTCATACTCTAACGTATCGAGTTTCGCTTTCCAGCTTCCATCAGCGATCATCTTGTTTATATCGTCAGCGGCCTTTTGAGCGTTCTCTCCGGCCTGTTCAGCGGCACTAATTTGACTCTCTAAGTCCTCCTCTGCTGGTTTCCAATCAACAGCCATTGATGACTCGGAAAGCATTGGCATACAAACATGGTAAGTGCCAGCCGAAGTAAATCCTATATATACATAACTGTTACTTGGTGATATAACTCTAACCTCGATTTTTTTCCATGATGTAGATATATTCTGCGTCTGCACGACACTAGAACTTCCACCGATCTTAACCTTTACGTTTGCAGATACGTTTCCTTTCACGTACATGGAAAAATAAGCTGGTTTACAAATATGACTGTTTATTGCCAAAAAATAAAAATACTTCGATGTAACGGTTGAATTAGTGGCACCGTTCGTAACGATTTTTAGTGTTTTCTTGCTCAGGTATGTTACGCTACTATCTATTGTGGCTGTTACGCCATTAGTAAATACACCTGTAAGTGTTTCCTTAAATGAGCTATTACGTATATAATTCCGACTTCCGGCAGATGAATTATTAATAACATCTGTAGCGGCATCTGTAGCGATATCCTTGTTATAATCGTCAATCTTGTTGAGTATAGCCTGAAGAAGCTTGTTCTTCTCCGTATAATATGTGGTTTGCCTTGTTTCTAATGTTGATGGTATCGTAACTATATCAGTAGCTGTACTTATACATTGTGTTAAGTCATTTTTATAATTTGTATATGCCGTTGTATAATTATTATAAGCAACACTATATTTTTTAGCATCTAAAACAATTTTGTTATACTCGCTCTCTAACGATGTTATTTCTAATTTTATAGCATTCTTCTCAACTGGAGATATAACGCCATCCTCGGCCCATTCATCCAGTTTTTTTTGTGCTTCGTTAGCTGCGGTATCAGAAATGTATTCTCGCTCTTTTTCCGTAATCAGGTCAAGCATTGTTTGTTTAGTGGTGTAATATATTGACCGCCATAACGAGAACAGACTTGGTATTTTTACCGTCTCCGTCTCGTTGGATGACATTTCCGTAAGATTTGAATGATATTTCTCGTAATAAGTAACGTAATTATTCATATCGGATGAGTTATCCACCGTTATTCCCAACAAACCAGCTTTGGAGATAATATTGCCATATTCTGATTCAACAGCAGCTATTTCCTGTTTAACCATAAGCTTTTCAGTTGGGGAGACAACACCATCATCGGCCCAAGTATCCAATCTATCATTAACCGCATCTGAATATCCCTTGAGAGCATCCTGAATAATCTTATTAGCTTTTTCAATAGCGGTAGACAGGGAAGCACAAGAATCATTGAAATCATCAAAAAGCGTATCCACCAAGATCTTATCTTCATCAGTTACAACTCCAGCTTGAGCAATCTGGTTTATCTTGGATAGTAACTGGGTTGTTCTCGTATTGAAATTGTCCTTGGCGTTTTTTAAAGCCTCCTTATTGGATGTCTCAATATAGGTGTTAGCGTACAGCTCATCGTAAACCTTATCAAAATTCAATTTGGTGGTATTTATTGTGTTCACGTATCCCTTAATATTCGCCAGTTCAGCGTCGCTAACAATACCATCCCTAAATGCACCGTCTACATAATTCTCAAGATTTGTAATATCACCGTTAATTGACCCTATTGATTCGTTAATAGAATTTATATTATTGTCTGTATATGTCTTAGATTCAACTAATTTTGTATCAGAATAATCCTTTGCCTCATTAAGAGCATTACTGATTTCATTTGACCACGTGAGTACAACATCCTTACCAAACACTACCTTCCCTGTACTAGAGTCATACTTGATATAGTTTGTCCCGTTACCTAGTTGAGCATTACCTCTAGCATCAAAAAACCAGGTGCACTCACCTGACTTAAAACCATACAATCCAGTTACTTCCTTTGACTCAAGCGCACCAGTAGTTGGGTTTTTAACTTTCAGTGGTATGTTTCCAAAAGCCAATCCTGTAAGTGAACCATTTGTGTGTACAGTACCAGCGAATATCTTTGGTGTAACAATCCGTTCTCCATTAATAGTTGTCTTGTTATTATCCCAATCACTGACCCAATCAAGAATGTTCGGATTATCTCCTGGAGCACCATCCTTAACTTTCATGTATGATATAGTAACAGAATAAGTCGTTCCATCCGCTGTCACCGGGACATTGAAATAACCATAATCATCCAGATCTTTTCCTTGTCTAAAAGTGATAAGTAATGAAGATGATCCAGATTTAGAGAGTGATATTCCCTTAACAGAAGGTAAACTTCCAATTGTTACAGGAACCGAAATATTTTTCTTCTGCGCAGAAATTATTGATGTGTAAGTTTTATTGGCGTGTATCTCACCTTCATAATCTGCGGATACGACACATGATGTGAGCGAGGCTGTTATTACACACGTTGTCTCTCCACTGTAAACCTTATATACCGTAATCGTATCAAAATAGTCCTTACCATCAAAAGAAGCCGTGTATTTGATAACAATGGAGTCACGGCCTCCCCAAATGGAATTATTGTGGGTTAAAGTGAGCGTACTACCATTTCCGGATATTTCTACCCATTGGCCATCGCTATCCATATATTCCCATTTTCTTGACGACGGTACGAAATTGTTGTCCGAGGTTGTTATTGTAATCGAAGTTTTATCTGGGGTTGATGAGGAGTCAGATCCGGAATAATGAAAAATATTATCTCCAAACACTTGAACGCTTTTTGAAGTAAGCTTATCTTTTGTCTCGTCATCTAAGCTTTCCCAGTTGATGGTAACTTCCTTGAGGGTAATCTTATCTTTAGTCCAAGCAAAACGCCCTTCAGCGAAATGTCCAGTACCATCATTATTGATCACAAATGAATCATTCTTTGATCGGATTGAGCCATCTTCCCCAAATTTTAGTAATGGATTTTGGATAGTGCCTCCTATTCCTCCTTTGCATAACCATGCCCCATACTCTTCCTCATTATCGCTCAATACGCCGTCTGTTGGTTGATATTGCGTAACCCGACTACCCCTTTCCAACTGGGGAGATGCGAAATATACATTTCCGGTACTCGTCATCTCAATCTCCAGCCCTTGCAACAAAAACGATAAACTTACCCTTACCCATCCTGTTGACAAGGCTATTCTCTTGGATGTATCACCATGCGCAACAACAACAGAGCAGTCATCAGAAGTACCATAAAACCAAGCGGAAAACGTAAACTTCTTACCATTGTTAGCATAATAAAAATCCTCATCAATAACATTGTAAATATGTGGCTGGGTAGATGATGGCATGAGATATGACGAACCTACCTTAGCTGGTGGATAATATGCTATATCTTCATTCTTGGAAGTGTTTGTTACGGTAGGCTCTAAACTGTTATACAAGATATTCTTCTTGATCTTTCCAACATAGAACGTGCTAGCGAAACCGTTCTCATCTCCAGCGGTAAGCGTTCCAGATATTGATGTGTTTCCCGTAGCGTAGAAGTTCTCCGTATATGTCCCGTATCCGTATAATTGACCAAAGACAGGATCAACGATACCGGTTATTTTTCCAATCCGTGTTTTGTCGTTGTTTTCAAGAGATGATACTGATGCCAGGGATACGATACTAAAATCACTTATCATTAAATCATTTCCAGGCTCAATATCGTTAACTCTAAGAAAAAAGCTCTTAGTGTTCCGAATAGCAGTATCTACTTGGATTACATGAAGGAAATATTGAGGTTCTGTCGATATCATAACTGTTCCCTTTGCGTCGTAAGAAGATTTATCCGGATAACCAAACTGGAAGTTAAGGGCTACCTCTTGGCTTTTTGTTGATGCCCTGTAAGATACGAGTATGGTTTGAGATAATGGGAACTCATCCTTGAATGACACAAAAAGTTCCTCATCACCAGTGTTATAAATATTTTCCTCTCTTTTTATTGTGATAACTCTTTTTCTGTCCTCCAAGCTCTCCGTAAATTCCGCTACCAGTTCAGTGTTTGTTCTTCTGTTAATACAATAAGCGTCTTTAAGGACGGTGTTGTTGTATGGGGCAAGATAAGTCGGGTAAGCGATTGATTTCTCGCCTGGTTCCGAATCAATAACAGACATGTAAGGCGCTCCAGAATCAGTTGCTGTCAAATAAAGGGCACCTGACCTTTCCGTGTCATAAAGGTTCGTAATCCTGGCAAAATCAAGCAACTGACCGTTTTCTGGAGCGTCACCTTCCAAAAGAGCACCAATAAAATAAGGGGAATCATGCAATACCCCCTTATCATCAGTAATCTTGTCAATACCATTCGCAATGACACACATCAGAGTGTACACCGTATTCTTGCCATCCGTATATTGCCTACGAACGATATCTCCAGGCTTTAGTCCTTGAATTTTGTTTGAGTTATGATCAATATTGATCTTGTACTTTTGGGAATTGATTAATGGCATACAATAAGTTTTTGGTTATTTTTATTCAACTTCGGTTACGCTATCACCGGAACATGAGCTACTTACCCATAATGATCCATTTATAACGCTTATCTTCTGCACCTCCATCTCATAGGTGGTGAATTTTTTTCTTACGAACATATAGTCCGTTGTCATCTCATAATTTCCATCTTCTATTCTTTTACGGATAGCAAAGCCTTCTCCAGCGAATCCTGTAGAAAACCTTTCCGAGAAAAGGTTACCCATAAAATAGGAATTGCCAAAATGCCTGATACCATCCGTGATATTCAACAGGTAATGGTTATCATTGAAGAATAGGGTATTGTCATATAACCGGGTTGTGGATTCTGTTATTCCAATAAATTCTTTTGCCTCGATCGGTTTGTTGTATGTGAAAAAGTCCGCTGTCGTATCCAGGAATAAGGTCTCGCTATACCTATCAAGATCAGCATGAATAGAAGTGGACTTGCCATAATGAATATCGCATCCATGAGTAATAACCTCATCATTCTCTCTTATAAATTCTTGCGAAAAACATAAACCTTTACTTCCCTTAATTAAATATGGCCCTAATTCATTACCGAACATAAGCCTATTATACATGATCACGCCATCATTATGGGTTTTCATCAATACTCCCCCATACCCCTTTCCAGCCTCAAATGAGTTAAGGAAACTGGCGTTTCCGAACTTATCTACAAGTTCATGGTCTCCCGCTTCAGTGGTTAACGTAGACCATAACCTTACGCTTTCGGTATTGTTTCCTCCAAGAATAAGGGCATCCCCAACCGCTTCGATCTGAATGTTCGTATCGCTAGGGCGGCTAATGACGTATGATGAACTGAACTTAATGCCATACGAGGACTGGATATCTATATCTCCTATGAAAGTAGCCAGGTTTTCTGTGACATCAATAACGGCATTGTTGGCATATCCTAGAACGGCTCCACCAAGAGCAGAAAATAAACCGGTTACGTCTCCTTCTCCCGTTACCGATAAATTTCCGCTTACATTAGCGTTATTCATCGCCCAATCAACGATCGGAAGGTTACTATTCTTCGAATGATACACGTCACCTCCCTGAAATGTTAACTGTGTAGGCGAGGCATAAAAGCCATCATTTATGTTATTGCCAGCGATAAATCCTCCAATAGTCTTTATATAAGACGATACGAAAGATACGTTATCCCCTCCATCAACAACAAGGCCCTCATCCGTAAGCAAAAAGACATTTTTACCATTCAGATAAAAATTCTCGCTTTCAACCTTGAGTGGTTTCAAAAATTGCATGTAAGCCCCGGATGAATCAAATACGGTTTTGGCGATGGTTTCTGTTACGCTATCTTTTGTATCACCTATATCCAATCCATACAAAGTACCTAGCCTGCCGGTCATAGAATCACCTTTACGCTTCACATAATTAAGCAACTGGGGATCACTTGGATCTATCTCTCCAGAACTTGACCCCGCAACCCTCACAATAGGGGACGCAAGATTATAAGCAATGTTTTTTATACGGGTATCCAAAGAGATGGTTCCATCCCCATCCTGACTTGTTTTTATCCTGGTATATAGTTCATTGTATAATTCAAAACATGCCGGATCGTTAAGGTCCGGCATATCAATAAGGCCATGATTGGGGTCTACAGGATCATTCTCTGCCATAGTTATTTAAGTTTAACGGTTAATGATTTAATCTCCTCACATCTTGGAATCAGGGCGGTAAATTGAGGTATATTGATAATGGGCATCGTACCCATCATTGTAGGAACCATAATCTGGGAACAGGCCGTTATAAAATCCACAAGCAACAAGGATGTTTTTAAACCTAGCAGTGTCGGTTCCGTAGCCCCCTCTCCTAAACTAATCTGTGTCCCCTCAAGTGTCACTCCTTGATTGTCCACTTTCTGATAAGAACTTCCAACAGATTGCTTTATTTCTTCTTTCCTTTGCTCTATAACGGACGATCCTATCTCCGACATAACCTTGTCCGCCTCGATAGTTTGAGTGGCAGAATCGGTCTTATTTGCGACCGTATGGGTTATTGAACTGGAAGTGTACTTGGTTTGTGTCTTGTCTCCAGAATTTTGATTTTCGTTATAATCCCCATCAGGATTCTCTGTCTCATCAGTCACCCCAATAGACACTTCCTTTGTCGTGTTGATCGTGTAAGTATCAAGATGGGAAAAAGCCAAAATGATAGCGTCTCCGGTTCCAACATTCCATAAGATTGTAACATCGGAATTTTGGGTAGGATCTCCATAAGCTCCCTTCTCCAACTCCGGAATGGTCAATACAGATATTTCATCAATCTTTATCGTACCATCCATAGATGAGAAATTTATTGTGGGAGATGTTCCTTCTTTCTTGTTCACACCAGTAACAAAACCATGCACGATCCTTAACTGGTCCTTTTGGTTAGCGTTACTAACTATATTATTGTCAATCAATGTTCTTAACGCCAGCCCTAATTCTTTCGTTGATGACATTTTTAATCACTAATCACTAAGTTTGTATGGAATCTTAATCTTTTGCCGGTACCCATTAACTCCAAAAGTTGTTGTTACCTCACTTACGATATATGTACCGTTTCTCTCAGGGTTAAGGTCATCATGAAGCGTTACCTTACATCCGGATTGCATATTAAAATCCCCGAATAAGGTCAAATCGCCCTCAATACCAGTCTTTGATATCTCTGAGAATTTTGACTCTGCGTTCTTGATCAAAGTTTCCCTGTTTACGTTGTATTCGTGGTACGTGCAAATATTGTATCCAGAAAGATCTATAGTGTTATTTTTCGTTCCAACAAGATTTGACAAGTTATTTTGAGCATCACTTTCCGTGAGAATAGAGTTTTTTAATTGTCGCTTATCCAGCTTTGTCTCGTTTACAACCTGGAGTTTAGTAAGGTCTTTTGGATCGCGGCGAATCGTAGCCTTATACATCGTGTTATTAGGATACAACGCTATCGCTTCAATAGCTAACAAATTAATGTCTAGCTTGTGTATATCCAGATTGCAAGAGGCCACGTGCTCATTGAAATAGATATCGTAAGGCGTATCCGGCATATCTTTCAATACCGATTCTGAAGTATTTGTGGAAAAAAGCGTGCGACCTATAGCCAGATAAGGTTTACCGTTATAATATCTTATATAACTCACTATGCCCCATTTTCTAAAGCGATTGAGGATATCAGCCGCCGTACAGTTTTGGGGATATACGATCTGACCTACAGTAAGGTTCATGTTTTTGGTTGAAGGGTGCAAGCCAATGCCCGTACCCTTCAATATCTCAGGAACAAACTCATTAAGCTTTGTACCCTCAGAACTGGTCTTGATGGCCGGTAACGCTGTTTGTTTCAGGACATATCCCATATCCTCACATAAAATCACGAAAGGGTTTCCTGGGATAACCGTAGTAACATATCCGTCAAACATGGTTTTTAGGTTCTCATCAGCTCCATAGCACAATTTAATATTAATTCTCTTGCCATGGGAAAAAATAGAATTTTGGTCTCCGATAAGTTTTTCTTCCCGCTCATTATATTCATTTTTAACGAACGTCTTTACGGTTATCTGTCTCGTAAATTCTATCCTTGCCGTATTAATCAATGTCTTGTATGAGTCCTCAATAGTGATATTTACCACCTCATTCAAGATAATCTTATTGTTTATGTTAAGTTTATTATTGGCGTCTTCATCCCCAATAGTTATGAGACAGTTCAATATACATAACCCATGTATTTCCATTATATCCAGCTTTGTTGTTGAACAAAATCTTTGGGGTTTAGCTTATTGAGAAGATCCTTGATTGTCACGTTGGATGTCCTGTTGTTGATTGAGTTCTTGTCTATCTCAAGCAATTGCTCACGCTCCTCTATTTCTTTCTGCATAATCTCCTTTGCGGACAGGATCTCGTTTACGTTTCTGGTTTCATATTTAAGAGCCTCAAGGGTTTTCTCATATACGGCATTAATTGTGTATTCCTGTATGTTCGAGAAACCCGCCCTCAGTGGAAAGTCATAGCTTAACACGATTAAAGTAGGAATCTCAAATATGTTAAGGAATGGAGACTCACAAAATATTACATCCTTATGTTTCAGTATATTTCTCAATTTAACAACATCCTCGGTGGGATAGACATCCGGATAGGGGCTGGCGATCTTACCAGTAATGGTAATCATATAATCACCTCCAGATATGTATTCTTTCCGAGTCAAGTCTCGTCCCTCAACCTTGGTCATAAGGATATTCTTGGTCTCGCTTAACTTGATGATGGCATGACCGTCGATAAACTCGAACTCCCCTTGATCATTTTTAGCGTAAAGTCTCAAATAGTGCCTGAGAGCATTGCCTCCTAAATCTGTTACGCTTGGGTCATTAAGCACGGGAGTATTTTCTTCAATGAGTTGTTTAAGATTATCGTCCCTATCTTGAACATAATCCCGGATCTTAAACTCTTCCTTCTTGTTAAGGACATCATCCATAATCCTGATGATCATGTTTTTACCTCTACCTCTAACAACCCGTTCCAAGATCTTAACCTTCCTCTTCGCATATTCCTTTGGGTTCCTTACGAGATCAGTAAGATTAATGTTAGGAATATATGTCAATAACGATGATGGATCTTTTCCCAAATAAAAGCTTTTCTTGATATTACTAATTATCAAATCATTAGCTTTCTTATCATTAAGTAGTTTGATATTGGTAACATTTAATCCTTTAACCACTTCGTTCAGTTTATTCAGTTTTGAGTTTGTGGATGCCACCACGCTGGTGACACCCTTGTTGATCAATGTTATATTATCCATTAATAAGCGGAATTAGACATTAGTGAAATCTCTGAATCCTGAATTGCCTCAATTACGGTTTGGGTGATCAGGTCCTTTATTTTTTCCTTATCTTCCGGCCCGTTATAATCCACCGTGAAAGAACCGATCAAATTATCAATATTTACAATAACCTGTTTTGGAGCTTGTCCTTTATAAGTTCCAACACCAGACATTCCAGAAGACCCAGATGATCCTGATCTTGAAAACTCTGGAAGTTCATCCTCAAGTCGAACATTCTTGTTGGGGAATAATTCTTCTGGAGGAACCATATCTCTTATGTTCGATGGCAAACTATCAAAAAGGAACTTCACAAAATCATTACTGTATCCCCTTTTCTTTAAATAAGAAAAAGCACTTTGAGTTACCTCTTTCTGGGTGTCATACGATACGAGCGGGCTAAATTCAAGATTTTTACCCGTTAATAGTTGAACTATTTCTTTGACCCTATTAGGCAACATAATAGAGCCATTAGCCATGTTTTCGTAAACTGAGACTATTCCATCAACTATTTTTTGAGAAGAGGATAATTGAGAATTAAACGCGTTAGCGTAACTTTCGATATTAACTATATTGCCCTCATTAATATCTTTTCTTTTTATTGTTTTGAAATACTTTCCAGATGAAGGATCAAACGCAACTGTACTATTGGGAGATGAGTTATTTACCCTATATGTACCTTCTGGAAGCATTTCCCATTTTAATTTATTAGCCATAGATGTGGCGATATTCTTCCTTTCTGTTATACTTAATGAAGGCGAAAGGTTGGCTATATAATATTAGAGGCTAAATTGCTTGCTTGTAATTTAGCGTATGCCCCAATTTGAATATCGGTTCCATTTCCACTAAATATATTTTTAACTAAGCTGTTTTTCCCAATATTCTTGTCCATGAAATTTTTACTTTCAATTTCAGCAGCCTTGTCTTGAACCTTTTGCAATCCAGGAAGAAGCTCGTCAATCTTTTTCTGGATATTATCAATGGACTGGTTAAACTTAACGGAACTCGTGTATAATGATAAACCTAATGTAGCGAGAGCGGCCACGGCTGCCGCCACAACACCTGGGATTCCACCAATAGCGGCAAGCAATCCTCCACCTCCTACAGCAGATCCTACGCCAACGGTTCCTATCACCGCACTAAGACCTGATGCCGCTCCAGCTATGTTTCTGATAACGCCAGCTAATGACATTAAAGAGGTAATAATAGAATACACCCTCTTTGTCAGGAAACTACTAATAAATATAGGTTCAAGCCATCCCCAGTTATTTGATACCCATGTACTTATATTTATAAGAGACTTAAACAGGAATAATAATCCAGAAGCGACATCTGAAAAAATCTTAGCGGCTGTTGGTGTCTGGAGAAAATTATTGATCAAGTCCAGACCTTCCTTAACCGCCGGAGCGTAAGACTCGAAGACGTTCATACCCGTTTCCGAGAACTGGGATGTTACCTTGTCCCATTTACCAGCGAGCGTATTCTGTTTTTCCGTAGCTATACTTTCTGCTAATCCTCCAGAATATACCGAGTTAGAGACTATTTCTGGAAGTTTTATCAATTCAGCGAACACGTTATTAGCGGCGTTACCTCCGATCTTGTCAAATATACGGTTAAGGTCTTGTACCGAAGCGTTCTTGGCTCTCAACTGGGAGAAGATATCAACCAAACTCCTGAGCCTTGTCTTTCCGGTTATCTTGTCCATTTCGTACAACTCTATGTTGTACTTTTTCAAAACCTCAACACCCTTTTTGGTAGGATTCAGCAATCTTACCATCATAGCTCTCAAGGCCGTACCAGCCACAGTACCTTTTAAACCGGCATTAGCCAACAAACCAATGGCACCAGCGGCCTCATTGAAAGATATGCCGGCCATAGACATCATCGGGGCAGCGAACTTCATCGCCTCTCCCATCTCAAGCACATCCGTATTTGTTCCGGTAGCGACACTTGTCAATATATCGGCGATCTGGGGCATCTTATCGGACGTGATTCCATAAGCAGTCTGGATATTGGTGACAATATCGGCCATACGATCAAGTGGAGCGTCCGTAATAATAGCCAGGTTAGCGATTGGTTCCATCCTTGATACCTAAACCAGCCATAGCCAAATATTTAGCAGCGCCAGCAACCTCTGTTGTAGTAAATTTGGTGTCTACGCCTACTTTACGTATTTTTCTGGACATCTCATCGAACCTATCGCTGAACGTCTGGACATCAGTATCTGTTGTTTTCAGGATTGCCTGTACCGTCGTCATGATATTCTCAAACTCGGCAAAATCAGTAACGACACTGTATGCTCCCATACCTATAGCGGCAGCGCCTATCATGTTCGGGAATGGAAAACCCGCCGAATAAAGAACGTCGGACAGTCCATACAAACCCCTAAAACCGCCTCCAAATCCTCTGGCGGCACGATTATTACCATTTCTGGGAGCGGACCCGCTATTATTGACAACCCTTCTCCCCGCGCTTGTGGTTCCGGTTGTTGTAGATGCGCTTTCTTTAGTCTTGGTTGTTATCGTAATCTCTTTGTTCTTGATTGACGATAGCTTTTTCTTTACCGCATCAATATCATCAAATACTTTCTTATCTAAAGTGATCTTCAGGTTCTTGCTGGAAAATTTCTGGAAGGTAGCCAATGCTGTGTTCGCCTTGGATATCTTCTTTATGAGCAAGTCCATGTTAGTTATAATATTGGGAATATTCTTACTAACACTCTCCCTGAGATTGGTTAATGCCTTTGAAGATTGACCGGTATCAATCTTTATTTTATACTCAACATTGTAAGTTCCCATGTCGTTTCTGTTAAGGTTAAGTGATTATTTTACATAAGAATAGACTTAAACATATAGTGGTGATAAAAAAACAAAAGCCCGTACCGGATTGTCCAGCACGGGCTTGTTTTATAGCATAGCAGTAAAGAAGGGGCGTTTATTGAACTAGCCTTGCTCCAAGCAACATGGCTTTTTGTTTGTGAAGCCACAAGGCATCGTTGGCGATAATTCCAAACTCCTCATCGGAAAGATCCTTAATATCAACTTGCGGGAAGTAATGCCTGATCAGTATAAAATAACCTCTCAGGTCATCGGGATTGTCTTTAACTTCCCAGAGTTTCAAAAATTTACGATGGTTCCCTTTCTCGCCTCAAGAAGAACGGAAAGCTGCGCCATAGTACCAAAAAGGAACATGTTGTCGTTGTCCACAAGCTCCTTGTCTCCCTCAATAAAACAATCGTTCGCAAGAGCCTTCATCGCCTTCACCTCATCTTTCTTCACGAGCGACATACATTTGCTGTAGGTCATGAGGTCTGGTCTCTTGAAATAGCCAACATACATATCCTTCGAGTCATCGCTATCGCCAAAAATGACGATCGGGATTACCTTTGAGATATTCTTGCTCTTCTTGATAGCCTCGACTTTCTTCTTGATCTCTTGTGTTTTTTCTTCAGTCAAATAAAGTTCTTCCATATTCTATAGGTGTTTAGTTTATGTTTACTATAGAATAGGGAGAATAACGTCTGTAGGTTTATACGACACCTTAAAAACATTACCTTACCTTGACCACCAGATAAGATATATGCCTAAATAGTTTGCTCTGCCGCAAATGTATTTTTGAACACGATTTTATAAGGGTTGGTAAGTAATGTCTTGTCAAAAAAGCAAATCTGTATTTTATCAACTGATGCTAAAAAGAGTTTTTTATCTGGGAATCTAATTGCCGTTTCTTTGTATGTTGCTGGATGTGGCCATACTCTGATAGCCTTGAAGTCAAACCCTTGCGCTTTCTTCATTAGATAGTTGAGCACTACAGGAAAACTTACAGTCTTAATTTTTCTTTCCTCTGTTATCAATTTTGCACATTGCACGAACTCATCAAGCTGATCAACATTGGACACTAAATCATATAGGTACGGAGAATGTTGATCGTACGTGGTGTGGCAAATTATATATCCATTTGAAGTATAAACCTTACTCCCCCACCAATGAGCATCAAATATTCTTGTGTCCCAGAAGTAATAGCCTTCACCTAACCAAGGCACCCTTGAACCTTTTTTCAAAGAACCATTAGAATATGTGATAGAACAAAAAAAGGGACCGTGTTTTTCCACCTCCGCATAATTATTCCTATCCTCAAGTGTCTGATATATATCCGTGGCTCTCATACTTGTGTTTTATTCTATAATAGTTTCCCCTTTCAATTCTTCCGTAAGGCCCATAAGATTGACAGTTGGCAGCACAACAGGTCTTATATTAGCTTGCAAAGAAATTGTGCTAATAAAAGCTCTGATATATGGAAACATAATAGCAAGACTGTTGGGGTAGAAATATTCTGGAATATCTGAAATAGTTATTTTTTCTTTAAAGGAGAACAAAGCCACACATGAAACAAAAATAACTTCCTTGCCTGTTTCTTTACATTCCACTTTAACATCAAAATCCAACTCATAGGTTGAATCCCCAGAGTTAAACTTACCTCTCGGGCTGAACTCTATATTTAATTCTGCCCTATCTGGTATGTCAAAATCCAACGAGGCTTTTGTAAAGTGATATTCATCTAATTGAAAAGCTGCCTTTTCCATAATTATATCTATGCTGCTAAATAATACTGTGAATCTACCGCAATTTTATCCGTATCGGAAATTTCAGATATATCAAACTTACGTGCATTTAATCTTTTTGCAGAACTTGAATACAGCAAGTCAACGCCAAATACTTTTTTCACATACTCAACATACTCAATAACATCGGGGCCAATATCATTGAGATATTCTATTTCTTTCCAATCATTATCGAGTATTTCTTTAGGGGTTTTCTCAAAATAATCTTTAAGACTTTCAAAAAGATTTCCCATAATACTTTTTTGTTTTTTATTGTTCCACAGTAAATTTGATTGCAAAGATAGCAATTTTTTTACAAATAACGCCTTCTCTATATATTAAACACTTGTATATATAAATATTTAACATAGCACATCGGCATTTTCTAACGAACTATTGATTTATAACAAGTCGCAAAAAAAGGAGGCACATCGAAAGACATGTCTCCTTAAAGATATGAACTATTATGGTGTTAAGAGAAGGGCGTAATGTAGCCGGGGTTCAACTGGAACTCGTAATGAAGGTCCGTATCGTCCTGGTTCGCCTCCATAACATCCTCAGAGAAGATGCACTTATGCAAGGTGGTAGTAACGGTACGACCATCTTCCGGATGAGCGAAATGGACAATCAAATCAAACTCGCCAAGACCCATCAATGTGCCATCAGGTGAAGCTTCCTGGAAGAGAACCTGTGTAGCGTAATCAAGATCAATTGAGGCGGAATATGTCCAGTTTCCATAGCCTCTTGAAATAGGTTGCGAGCCTACTCCATAGTTTGACTCAACTTTCCTATTCCGATTCCATTTTATGGCTTTGATACCATAAACTTGCTGGGATGAGGAAGTAAAGCTAAAGTTGAACTCAATCATGGACCAGTCATAGGCACGCCCATTGATTAGTGGAGTTGTATTTTCAGGCATAATTGTTTGTTATTAAGTTGTCGTTAATGCCAATCCCTCAGTAACCACGATATTCTTGCTCGTAGCGATCGGGATGATCGAATATTGAATCTTTAACGTATCTGTCTCAAGTACGTTTTGGTCCGTAGGAATCAAAACACTATAACCTGAGATCTCTCCATTGCCCTGCATAGATGAAAGAATGTTTGATACGATGGTCTCAAATTTCTTGGTCTCGATCTCTTGCAAGCGACCATTAGATGGGTTGATGGAGATCGGAGAGTTCACATAAGGCAACAATGCCGAACGGATAGCGCGTCTTGACTTGTCGATCGTGCGGTTTCTGGCGATTGTACGGAAGTCTCCATTAGAACAAGTATGATCAAACGAGAAATAAGTACCATTATCAGCTCCAGTATATTTAACCGGGAAAATATAGCCCTTATTGTCAATCTCATCCACCTGTGTAGGAGAAAGCGCCTCAAAAGGCAGGGTGCTTACGAAATCACTCTCATCATCGTTAAGGTTCATATCGCCAAAGCCAAGTTCGATATCAGCATAGTCCGTATTGTAAAGGTTGAATTGATCAAGCCATGCGATCGACTCGCAAACTTTAGCGCGAGAAACACAACCCAGACAAGTACCAAGACAACCGATAGATGGATGCTCGGCATGGGCGATTTGCATTGCCTTAATCTTGCTGGAGCGTCCCTGACCAATCAATACCGATGTACGTGCCCAGTCGCTTACGCAAGTAGGAATCCTCATAAGGCTCACCGTCTTATCAGTTTTAGTACTGTCGGCGATGCTCGTATTAGCGTTAAGCAAGATCGACAAAGGACGATGCTCATTTGCCAATTCCTCAGCGATAGTATTGACATCCGCTACGATGTTAAGCGTATAAGGATCAACACCTTCATCTGAGGTTGTCCATAACATCTTGCTAGTCCACACACCCAACTGCCGGATATTTCCTTGAGCGGCAGCCTGGATAGTCTTGATAGCGGACCAATCCGAATCACAATTCGCGAACATTACATACAACGAACCATTAGGATTCATCCGGAAGAACTCTGAGATGTGGAAATGAGGAATGCCATAGAAGAAGTTAGACTCTCCTTCCTCCTCGTAAGGAGTAATACCCAAATTCACAGCCTCGTTCGTAGAGAAAATCTGAATAACATCATTCAGCTTGACTCCAGAAGGCATACTTGTCATTGAAGGTAAGTCAAACAGGAGACCACTAACATGATCATACCCAGTGGCTGGAGAGTTAAGGTTTCCGTCCTCCCTGACGAATGTTACTTTTCCAATTGCCATATTTTATTTGAAGTAAGGGTTTTTGTATAATTTAGCGTTATCATAAGGAGACGTGTAAATGCCGCCCTTAGAGGAAATGTAAAGTTCCTCATAGTTCTTAAAGACCTTCAAGATAGCAAGGATATGCAAAGGGATATCACTCTCCTCTTTCTTAGGATTAGTATCCACGTCACTTTCAGGTTTTATATCCGGATTCTTATCCTCAGCAATAGTATTATCGACCTCTTCGTTTTCCTCGTTCGTAGGAGCGATCGGTTCGTTATCTTCCTCTTGTGTCTGGTCTTCTTGTAATTGATTATCTTGTAATTGACCCTCTTGCAACTGGTCTTGCGAAGGAACAGTCATATCATTTACAATTGTCTCATCTACAGCTTCTTTCTTTTTGGGTCTTGCCATGATTACAATAGGTATTAAAAAAGGGGCTGAGGTCCATCCCCAACCCCTTACGTGTGGTTTAGAATAATATTATTAGGCTGTTTTCTTGAACGCCGTCCAAACAACAATCTCTGCGGGGCGAACGATGTTAATGTCCATCTTCATTCGCATCTGGAAGAAGTACAGCTCAGAGTTTGCTTGCAAACGGTCGATCTTAATGACCTCAGTGTCATTCGCATAGTCAACACCCATCCACAAGTTAGAATCCATACCGGTCGTGAAATTGCCGAGGACGATAGTGGACTCAGGACATCCAACGATAGGAACGATGCGTTTGCCCTTGAACATGTACTTGTTAACCTGGGTATTGTCGTTGTACTTGAAGTCCTTGCTTGAAGCGTACTTGTCATACAAATCCCAAGTCTCCCAGTCCATGATATAGACCAGGTTGTTCTTACGGATCTTAGCCGGGGTCTTTTGCCACATCGTGTACATCGCCGTCTCGACTTGCTCACCAGTAGTCAACTCGGTATCACCGGCCTTGATCACTGTCTCGCCAGCCGTATTCTCCAACAGGTTGGAAAGGATACGGTACATAACTCCGTCGAAATACTTGTATGAGCCATCACCCAAAGCGACAGCATCACCAGGCTCTTCCATAGTTCCACCAGCGGCAGTACCACCCTTAATTGATCTCCAGATAGCGTCACCGATATACTCGTTCTTCTTGTCCATCAAGAGACGCAACATCGTTGCCTGAATCTTCGGATCAAGCTCACGGAACACCAAATTACCATCCGGTTGAGCGAATTTCCAATATTTTTCAAAATCGCGGGGGTTGAACTCCACGTAAACCATGAACTCCTGGGGTTCCAAGTAGCGCTCACGAAGCGTATAAGTTCCTTTTGAGTCAGTAGGACTTGTCGGTGTCGGCTTGTTATCCTGAATAATATCGCCCAACGAGATGCTCGGAAGAACATACTTGTGCTGGATACCCGGCTTGATGTGGATCAAGCCCTCACGATAGGTATCGTTACCTTGAGCGGTGTAGATGAGAAGATCCTCAAGTACCTCACCGGAATAAGTATTGTTAGCAAAATTAATTGTTGCCATTATGTAAGTAAATGTTTTGGTTATTAATCAAATTTATTGAATTTGAAGTCCTTGCCAACTACGGCATCAATTTTATTCTGCAACTCCTTTGCGGTGTCAACCATACCATCCTTTACGTCCTTGATATGGTTAGGGTTGTTCTGGATAGCGTCAGAGATTTTCTCACGCGCCGGAATGCTGTCAAGGGTTTTCTTCGTAAGGTCAAATTTACTGGTCGCCATCTCAATCCAAGAAGACTTGCTCTCCTCTGAAATCTTGCCAGCCGAAACAGCATCCTCAATCAGTTTTGAGATCTCCTCTTGTCTCTTGGTTTCCTCAGCGTCCTTATAAGCTTTCAGCTCGTTCTTGACCTCACTCAGCTCCTTGCTCAGATTATCGTTTTTAGCCACCTCACCAGCCTTCTCGATCTTCAACTGATCAATAGTTTTCTCGGCCTCTTTCAGTTTAGCCTCAAAGCCCATCAAATCATTAATGCGCTTCATAACCTGAACACTGTCGGCTTTCTCCTTAAAACCCAATGTGGCCAAAACAGCCCCATAGTTAAAGTCTTTCTCGTTACCTTCCATGTTATTGGTTTTAGTTAAGTTATTTACCTCGTTGATTTTATTAAGATTAGTATCTGGGGTATCTAAAGGTTTATTTTGAGCCATTTCCAGCTCTTCTAAGCCAATCTCATTGCATACGGATAAAACAGTATCTTTAAACTTGCTTTTGTCTTCCAGGCCCTCAATAGCGTCCTTAACACGCTTCATTGTCTGCTTGTTGGTCTTGATCACATTTGCTTCTGGGATAATACCCGCCTCTACAGCTTGTTCGGCCGTGAAGAACGTGCCATCCTTCCCATCTTCTCCGTCCATGATAGCCTTGACCTTTGTTTTTGACAAACCGAACCTTTTTACGTAAATTGTCTCGATCTGTTGTTTGAAGGCTTTTACTACATCCTCAACGTCCTTATCGTTGTCGTTTTTATCATCATCATTATCGCTATGAAATGGATTATGAATCATTAGGATTCCATAATCGCACATCAAAGACTTATCTCCAGCAGCCCAAATAACAGAAGCTGTTGAAGCCGCTAATCCCTCAATTACGCATTCCGTTGGTACACTGGAATTTTTGATGACCGAGAAGATACTCATTCCATATAACACAGAACCTCCAGAACTATTGATACACACCTTAATCTTGTTAGGTGCCTGAGATTCAAGCCAAAGAAATTCAGACACAAAAGAGTAAGCGGAGTATTCATCTACATCATTAAATAGGCGTATAGTGGCGCAAGCATCCTTACGGACCTCCCCAACTATGTGCTTGAATTGTTTTTCCATTTTGTTAAGATTATTGGTAAATACTTTATTATTAAATAGATTTATTGGCGCAAATAAGTAAATTGCGCTATAAAAAAAGAGCGAAGCTTTTGCCCCGCTCTTGTCATGATAAACTACAAACACCTATTGTATCTTGGAATACAACTCATTTTTGATCTCGTCATAAGCAGCCTTCACCACAGCATAAGTCCGATCCGGATTTACGCCAGATTCGTTATAAACCTCACGCTCGATCACTTCAGACATCTTCTCCACCCATGCCGGATCCATGTATTCGGACAACCTCTTGTTTCCATAGCTAAAAATACTCAGCTCCGTATTGCGCTGGTTGCATAGGTTCCCGACACGCTGGTGGATCTTTCTCTTGGTGTTGTCCTTGTCCTTGATGTTATTCTCCTCGATAATATCCCCAACTATCTTGCAAGCCCTTCCTACATAAGCCTCGAAAGATATGTTTATGACATACTGGATCTTCATCCAGTCAGTCGGCTTAAGGCTCTCTGAAATCTCGGATAAGGTCTGGTTCTGGGTTTTCGTCTCCATGACCAACTGGTTCATGATTTTCTCGTTCCGGTCAATGATCGAGTTGATTATATGCTTGAACCACTGGAAACAGGTGATCAGCATACTTCCCGTAAGCAACAGGAACATGGCCGCGATAACAGCCATTACCCCATAATTGCTCACGCTCTCAACAGTAGTCGTTAAAGCGTTTATCTCTTCCATTAATAATGATTTTTAGTTATATATAAAGGAATAGGTATTTATCGTATCGCTGGGTAAAAAATATCGCCTGACGTAAAAAATGGAAACAAAAAAGGCGACCCGAAAGTCGCCTTAAACTATCTGGAGGAATTTCACCTCTCAATCAATATTTAAAACTGGTAATTGGCATATTGCTATGCCTCATCATTAATTTGAGCGTAAGATTACTCACGATTTTCCATACCACCAAAAGAATCTTCCAGTTTTTCTTACCCAAACATGGTTAAAATTTGTCAATACGCTAATATTGAGCCACATATAAAACTCAAGATTTTTTGATAAAAACTCTACAAGCATCGACAGGAAATGAGTTAAGGGTCTTCATCCTCCGTATCTTGGTGAGTCACGCTTAATAAAGTTATCTGGAAGATTTAATCGCCAACCTGTTATTGTTCTTGTTCTTGGCTACCGCTGATCACTTTTGATGTTTTATTAAAAATAGTGGGGTTTAATCTGTTATTAAACCGCATGAGAATGTGTTGCTGGATTTGGTGTAGTTGATAGCAATACCAATTCTTACGAATGCCTCGGAGCCGAGCAAAAGCGACAAATCCCCATTATCACCCTCGGCGTACGCCGAACTGGTGACGGTAAGCTCCATGCTCGTGCTGGGGTTTGATTCTGGAATCACATATTCCCCCTTGAGCCTGTTCCCGTCCTTCAACGCCTGGATGATGGCCTTCATGCCCGATTCGCCGCCGACGGCCGTACTGATCTCGTCGCTCGTACTGGAGGAGGTGAGGGCATAGAGGGAGGCGGGGAGGGAGTAGCCGGAGGTGTATATTTTTTTAACTTTAGATAGCTCTGTGCTTGTTAAGACACAATGAATTTCTGTTATGTGGCCGTAAAGTACGTCATAAAATGATATGCGAATAGCATTGCTTCCTAACCTATAGGCTGATACTGGATAGTTATAATTAATTATTCCCATTAAGTTATATGCAATCATTATATGCTTATTTTCTTTTATTGCAGCAACAATGGCACCTAAACTTCCTCCAAAAGCAGCAAGAATATCTTCGTGGGACGAATAAATTTCCAAGTTATATACATCATCTGGCAAATAATACGTATCATCCCCGCTCTCCGTAACGGCGCAGGAATAGGTATAAGTGTAATCGGGCGAAGTCCCGCCTTGCTTGCCGGAGATGGTTATTGCCCGCAGCTTGCCGCCTGCGGCAACGTAGGTCAGTTCCAGTGTCCCGGAGACAGCTTCGGAATCATACGTGCAGCGTATATTCGCCGGGGTGTTGCCGATGAACGCTTGCGGGAAATCAGCATCATATTCGTTTACCTCCGCATTGGAATATAACAGCATCAGATACAATAACTCATTGCCTTTGGATGTATTTCCCACAAAAACTTGCAATATCTCTTCGCTTGTAGAATTGTTTGTCAGCGAAGCGACCGCAAGGGGGAATTTACCGAGGCCTTTGATGTCGTCCAGCTTCGTCTTATCGCCTGAACCCATCAACCCGCTTTGGCTGTCATTCGCATACGGGATAGTCTGGAACGTCCCCTCCACCGACCCATTCGCCGACGGCTTGAAGGCATAGTAATCGTTCGATGAGAGGCCGGAAGCGTTCGTCACCTTAACGTTTCCCATATTCTCTGGACTCTCAATCACGATGTTCCCGCTGCCCACGATGCTCTCTCCGTTGATGGTCTTTAATCCGCTGGAGGCAACAAAATCGCTGTCATTGTAGAGATCGCTTGTCTTCGCTGGGACCTCCGGGACGCTTCTCTTGTACGCGTCGAACACGCTTTTCTTGACATACCCGTCGTAATTTATCGCCCCATATTGGATGAGAATGGGCGTCCCACCCTCCAGGTTTTGCTTGAACGCCGGAACTGGAAGGCTGGCGTTGAACTCATCCACGAAGGACGCTGACCTCATCTCATCCAGTGTCTTTGGTGTCCCTGTGAAGGTATAAGATTCACTACCATCAGGATCTGACAAAATAATAGTGTTTGATCCCTCATTGTTCGTATATATATGGGCGATGGGGGTTGCTACAGATATAAAACAAAATCCGCTTTCCGTAATCACAAGACCGCTAGGCTGGGAACTGGCTTCGATCAATGGGTTAGCTATATACGCGTTTAGCGGCTCATCCAATAAAACGCTATAAAGATACGCGGCAACAGCCAATTTCGCGTCGTTTGACTTTGTGGTATTGTCGGTTATCCGCACGTCCAAGCCTAGATAACGCCCATGTTCCTTCAGGTAATAATTGGCTTCATCCGCTAATACGTTATTGTAACCTAGGTCGGCCAAGACATTGCTCTCAGCTAAAAATGGGACAACCAGGCTCTCTGTCATATTCCCCTCAATGGTTACGTTCAAGCGCATTATGTTATTCATCGCGGTCACGGTAGGATCATGATAGCCATTGCACCAGATACAGATACAATCAAAATCATTCATATTATCGATATTAAAACCGACATCTATCCCGTCCAGAACGAAGTCATGTATAAAGGAGTACGCACTACATGGCGGGAATACGCCGCATGGAATATCATTGTATGTTGAGGTCTTAAAGTTTGAGATTCTCGCGCCATTACCGTTAAACTCCGGAAAATACAAGAAATTTTCCATAGACGCGACCGTGATTTCCTGGTGATTGAAATCGAGGTTTTTCGTTACCTTGAATACGGGCTTGAACCCGAGACGAAAAGCCAAGTCCGACGCATCCCCGCCTACGTTATACAAATCGTACTTATAAGCGTTATTATACAAGTACGCCCAGTCAGCGCAACTCTGGATCAGGTATGGGTCATCTTTCGTGCCAGAGCCTTGCAACGAGGTCGAAACGGTTGTGCCGTCCCATACGTCCGTCTCAAGCGCGACCTCCTGAAAGATCGTGTCATGGCGATGGCTGGCGATATTCCCAGTCAAGACGGACTCAATGAATTCCTTGGTGACCGAGGTATTGTCGTCGAAAGCGTAAACTACGATATTGTAATCCGTTTTCAGTATTTTCAGCTCGTAGATCTTCCAGGTACCATATTCCTCTCCGTTCTCGCACTTCTCGGAACGTAACATGACATACTCATCGTTCTCGAAAACGGACTGGAAAAAGATAAATCCGTCCGTGGCGCTGTCATGTGGAGCCTTGGCGCATAGGCGGACACGGGATGAGTTGAGTAACGCCACAATTTCTCTATTTATCGAATTACCAACAGATACGGTAACACCTTCTTTCGTCCCATCACTTAAATCAACATCAATGACATATAAAGGGGACTCGTTATGGAATACGAGATCATACGTGCCATCGTCTTTGGGGTCTTTTGGAACACTGACATAACAATTCATAAAATTAAGATAATTCGTTACATCTTCATAGCCAATGTTCGGAAAACTAAAAAACACAATGTACGCAGCATTTGCACTTGGGTCATCTTTAACAAGTGTCCCATAATTCGATCCATACGCCTTGAACCTTGTACATACGGTCTCAACAACAATTTCCTTGTCATTCTTTATAGCGTCAATCAACTTATCATATTTGGCTTGGTTGATATTGATTATGTCGCCATTTTCCGGTAAGTACGCCTCCGCGTGCACGATCACAACCGCCTCCGATCCTCCAGCCGATCCCAATCCTGCCTCAAGTTTCCCGATAGCGGTTCGGATGGTGTCATTGCTTTCGATAGGTTCATAGGAGGAAGGTTTTGAGTAATCCTTAAGGATTTGGCTTTGGACTGGAGTGATCATTGTCTCTACAGCCTTAGTTTCGGTATCAATACATAAGCTCACATGTTGTATTGAGTAACCAAGATCTATGTAATAATATAAGTACAGTAAGTTTCCATTATAATGTGTTGATATAGGGACATTTGTTCCGTTATAAGAAACATAAAGACATTTCCCGCTGCTAATGGATTCCTCAATTAAGGCCAGATCGCTATCGGGTATTGTTTGAGAACCACCGATGTTTTCAATTAAATTCGCGATATTGAGCGCAGAGTCGTTATCCTCCGGATCAAACCCAAGCGCGTTGACCACGTTCTCTTTAGTAAGAGATATAACCCCTGAGTTATGCGTGATATTATTGCCGATCTTCACGCCGCCAAGCGTCAGGTTCGAGGCGTTAGGGAGAACGTATTTGTTCGCCCCCTCGTCGATACTGGCGAGCTTTTGTTTCTCTTCGGCGGTGTAGTTCTCGTCGCTGAGTCCTTTCCCGTCAACCTTGTCCACCTTATCTGAGAGGGCGCTATTCACCTCTTCCTTGTTCGCTTTTCCGGACTCAAGGCCCGTTATGGACTCGTTCACCTCGCTGATCTTGGAGTCAACATAAGCCTTATCGACATCAACGCTGGGGATGGTTGGCTTATTTTTGATAAAGGCCGTACTCTCTGGATTTGTCTCGTTCCAATCCGCTTGGCGTTGTTCCGGGGCTTCGATGGAGATATTACCTTCCCCTAAGATAGACTGGCCATTGACTGTCTTGATACTGGTGCCACTAACAAGCTTATCTTGTTTCTGGTCCAAGTTGGATTTGACATTGTTTATCTCACCCCTAATCGCTGAATCATCATAATTCTCCAGCCCTTCCAGTTTTGCTTTCTCTAATGTTGAGAAGTTGTTGTCTGTATGGACATAATAAGCGTCAGAAACATAATTGGCATCATTCTGGAGATCAGAAAGTTTAGTAGGGATCAATTTGATAATGTTTTCAGACAAGCTGTTAAGGATATCGTTCAGTGACTGGGAATCAGAAATACCAGCCAAAAACTCCTCAATCTCGTTAAATGTGTCGATCGCATCACTAACACCTTCCCCAAAAAGCGTATCGAGTTGTTTCTTAATGTTCTCAATTTCGGCTTTTATAGTGGTATCATCATAGTTTACCAGATTATTGATTCGATCCAGCAACTCGTTCGTGAGATCGTTGGTTGACAGCCCCTTGCCGTCCTCATGCTCCACGACCCTGACCCATGACTTATTTTTCTGTCCGTAAGCGTTGCCGTCAGAAGGGGCCTCGTTAGTGACGATCTCGACAAAACGGCCATTCGCGCTTCCGTTATCGCTTGGCACAAAGGCATATTGTCTTCCAGAAAGAAGATTGTCCGTAGTAACCTGGACGTTTCCCGAGGCGGAGTCGCCAGTATCACCCTTATCTCCTTTCGGTATGCTGAGGTCAAGCCTGTATAAGGGTGAACCATCCTCTGTTTCACCAATATGAACAATATCACCTGTCGCTTGCTTGCCTGGATCCAATGTAGTGATTGTACCTATCTCAATAACTGGCGTTTTTCCATCCGTTCCTTTTACTCGACCACAATTAAACGTAAGACCATTTGTAAAATAGATGATAAGATACTGGTTCTCTATCGTTATTCGCGAGATTGACGTGTAAACATTAGCGTTATCAACAAACTCCTTTACCTCATCCATCTCTTGAGTCATCATCACTTGCATGGTCGATACAGGCGTTGTTCTTAACCCTACCGTATTTATTGGAGGTGTTGATGACTTGCCAACACTTACGGAATCGTTAGGGTTTTGCGTATTGGTTAAGTTTTTAGTTTGAGTATTATCCATCATGAATAGGTTTTAGTTTTAATAATATATAGAGTGATATCAGGGCGTTTGTGTAATATTGGGCCATAGGATCAAGAAGCAAGCCCTTATACGCAAAGAACCTCCAACTACCGGTATAGCTGGAGGTTCCACGACTGGTTATTTATAAGGCTATAAGGCAAAAAGGAAAAGTGTCATGAACGTGGTGGCGAGCGCCATGATCTCTACCCAGAACATTGGCCTAGTTAACATAAATGCCGATCGAGTATTACCACATTTGCGATAATTCTTCCATGTTACCATGAGCGTTGGGATCAAATAAGCTAGCCAGGCAAATAAAATCCAAGGGCACATTAACATAACCCATACCTGGGAAAATAAAACACATAAGACAGCTCCGATCGTATGAATTGTTCCGTCAAGACCTTCTCGGAAATTAGGAGCCGCCCCGACCAGGAACATTCCAACACAGGCTAAGAAAGCCGTAAACTGGTAAGATTCAGGAGTCACCTCAAGAATAACGGGCATGAGAAGCCCGGCGGTCAAAAACATCGTAGCACCGAACCACAATTTGTGGTTAAGCTTATAAAACGTCGCCGAGATTGAGTTTGGCACACCCTTGCATTTGACGCAGACCGCCGCCGTGTAGGTGGTGATGAGCAATAAAGATACAAGCACTAGACAAATCATACGCCGGAAGTGTTAAGGTTCAACTTATCAGGATATCCGGTCGTATAATCATAGGCTTCCACCTCTTCGATGCTTGTCAACTTTCTGACATTCGCCTTATGTTCGGCCGTCTTGTTATAGCATTCTAAAGCATACAGCTCAAGAGCTGAAAGCAACTGGATAGCCAGATCACAATTTATTACAAGACTAACGGAACCAAGCCACAACGTCGTCGTCTCATGGCCAGCAGCCTTCTCGATCTGGGTCGAGTTCATAAGGCCGACACGGGTATCCTTGTCAAGCCATACGGGAAGTCCGTTAAGGCTAAAACTATTGATCTCGGAAGACGTATCATAAGCGTCAATCTTGGCAAGCACATCCGCCTTTACCTCATCAAGTTTCGTGGCGTAGGTACCATCAAGCGAACAACGAACCCATTCAATAAAATAATCGAACTCCTTAACATCTGGATCATTAGTATTCTGACGATGCTTCCGTGCGATGTCTTCCAAAAATACCGGAAGTTCTCCAGAACTTAGGTTATAAGCGTCCATAATGGCAGCGGAAACAGCCTTGTCGATGGTGTATGGTTTTTCGACACGTACTGGGTAGGCGAGGGTGATCTTGGTCTCATTTCCATCCTCCAGGATAACCGTCTCGTTCTTGTGGCCGATAAAACGGGTGATGAAACGCCCTTCGTCGAGTGACACGTACATGTCGTTTTCCCATCTTGACTTGCTCACGTTAAAGTCTTCAGTTATTGTCGATGGGACCTGCTGGTAGTTAATTGCTTTTGTCATTCTATGTATTTTATTTGGTTTGTTGAATTTTTAAAGATATATCCACATTGGTTCTCAATCTCAACATCTTCAATAGGGAGCATAGTGTCCTTATCGTATTGCCTCTCACACAACAAAAGGAACTGTATGATATTTTGATAATTACCATGAAACTCCCTGGCCATTACTCTCCCTGTCGGGATGTCATCTATCGTCTCGTTTACGCCGACAAGACATTTTATCCAGTTCGGCTCTTTTTGAGAGTTATACCTTATATCGTAATTATAAATCGTGAATTTGGTGCCAATCAGGTCTTTAACGTCTATGTTCTTGGCATCCATGCTCCTGTCTATCTTTATTTTCCTTGTTAATTCTCTAAGTTTCATTTTGGTTTCTATTGTTTTACATAATGAATAAGAATCGGCGTGCCTCAATATCCCGAAATAAGAGGCCCAGCTCTTGTCGTTATCGCACCTCATAGCCCTTTTCGCCGTACTCCTCCTGATCCTGACATAACCCTTGTCATGCTCGCACACGCCACGGTTATTGCGATGGAACACGTATCCGCAAAAATCGCATGGGCACGACATCGGCCTTATCGAGCAAGAAAACCTCTTGCTCCTGATACAGAGATTGTACCACCAGTAATTCTTTATTCTCCATTTCGCCGCTTGAGCCTCCTCCCTCGTATGGAAAGCCAAGAAGTTGTCGTCAGCGTACCGTATCGAGAACGGTGCCAATGATTTCACGTAATGGTCAAAGGATAACATGACGACATGATGGACGAATGGGCTTGTAGGGGTCCCGATCGGAAGATGATGATCGACAAAGCATACATCAACAGAAAAGTCTATAAGCCATTTGTCGTCAGTAAGTGTTTTAAGGGACTTCCTGAACACTTTCTCGGTTATGTGGTCATAACATTTTCTTTGGTCTATGACAAGATAATAGTTCAGGTCCAGCCTGTCATAATAAACATGCTTGATCTTTCGAAGGACGGATTTTCTCGGGTTATTCGAGGATATGCCACACCCAGGCTTGCAGTTGAGACCGTTTAAGTTATCCCTTGAATAATAAGACGGCTCCAGCAAGTTCAATAACAAATGTTGGTAAATTCTAGTGATCAGTGTCGGGCTATCAATGTGCCTCACCTTTCCGTTGTTGTTTTCTTTTATGAGTTGACGATATCTCAAGTTGTTTTTCCAAGTCCCGTCCATCAGGGCCTTGTATAGCTTATCGCAATTCTCATCGAGATTCCTCTTGAACCTTCTCACTTCCCTCTTTTTCGAGTGTCCGATAAAAGCCCTATTCGCGGCCTTCACCATATCATTGACGTTTAACTTATCTTTTATATTACTTATCTTATTCGCCATAATATCAAGCTTGGCATAAAAAGGTAACGCCATGAGACGTTACCGCGTATCCCTATATCTTTTGGAGAAGATACCATACGCTTGTCTTTTATTGATTTGTCATTCCAAGACACGGGCAAAAACGCGATTCGTTCACATTAAAACTATTTATACCTTTTTGGGCAGAACCAGCATAGTTGCGGTTCGAGTTGGAAACAGCGTTGTTCGCATTCAAGTACCGAGAAGAACAATAGCTGTTGTTAGCATTGCCACGGAAACAAAACACGTTTTTACCCGTTTTTTCAACCAAAATTCTATATTTCAGAGGCTCAGGTCCCAGTGCCTGGCTTGTTATAGGACTTTTGGATTTTTATATCTTTATATATTGATATTGCATATACTAATCGGCTTGTAGCCCCTTTATTCCGCTTGCAGCGGGGCTGCGCCTCCTATCAAAGCTTGGGCAGAACCAGCAGAGTAGCGGGACGAGTTGGAAACAGCGTTGTGCGCATACAAGTACCGAGAAGAACAAAAGCTGGAGTTAGCAGTGCCACGGAAACGCGAGCCGATTCTGTAACGGGTGTTTAAGACGCTTCCCCAATAGTTATCGTCATACACATGCAAGCACTCACCGGTACTGATACTGCCGCCATTTTCTGTTTTCCAACATGAATATGGCTGACGTTTTAGCGCATAGCTATTTCCTAAATTTGTATATGTTCCTAACTTTCTATATCGAGACTCAAATTCAAATACGCCCTTATCAGCCTTACTTGCGGCTGTCTCTGAGTGCCACTTCTTCTGATCCGGTTCAAAGTACAAGTCTACTGGGTTACCCGCACGGGAGGTATTGACATCCACCGCATGCGTACCGACATTCTCTAATCCTCCGCCCCAATACGCGAATACGTCACCTGACAAATTCATACCGCCGACCAAGGACATTCGAAGGATTATCTCAACATCCCAGCTTTGCTCCGCTCCAGCCGAGTCATAAGCATTAAACGTCGTACTCATCCTCTTGAACACACGGACATTCATGCCGCCTTCTGATAGACCGGATGCGTTCGGCACATTCTCATACCAATATGTTCCCATTCCATCATAGAACTCGAACTCAACACCTGGCTGTATGCCTCTTTCTCTTGCGAATGAGGCGACCATCTGGCTCTCCATACACTGCTCTTTAGGGTATTCAGAAGCCAACATTATATTAAAGCTCGTACGCTTATGATCGTCTGCCGTATAATAGATGTCTCCCTGAGTATTCCAATTCGCGTACTTCCATGTACCACTACTGCTCAACTTGTATCTTACGCCTCCATTCTGCTTCCATGTAGCCTCGCTGTTGCACGTGTCATTGCTGGAGATGCCACTGCCAAAGAATGTGTTCTTATGAAGGTATTTTGTTCCATAAAGAACCTCTTGCGCCGTCACGTAAGTATTCAAGGCATGGAAACCACCCTCGGAGAACGGATAGGAACGGCTCGTGTCGGCGTTCATCGAGCGGGCACGCTGCATATTCGTTACCTGGTTCATGTCCGATACACGGGGATAGGTACGGCCATTCTGGAACATCGTACACAGATTGTTCTGGCCAGCTGATGATTGGCAGTTCTTCTCACCTTCATACAGGTAGAAGAAACTTCTTGGCTTATCGCCTATCGTACACACCGGACTGGGTGACATCGCCGTCGGTGGTAACGGATAATCGCTTACGTCTATGCCGTCCCAAACCGTCGGAGTGGCGAACAACCCCTTCCAGATACGGCCGGATTTACCCTTGACATTATCCAGCAGATAAACGGTTTCATCCCGGCCTATACCGATCGTGTACTTGGTCTCGGTTGTCTCCCACGGACGCAACACACGCACCTCGGCTCCTTCAGCGTTGTACAACTTTGCCATGCCATGCTCATTATAGAACGTCTCAGCGTTGAACTCTCCGGCATTGCAATACTTCTGCTGGTGAGCCTCGTCCAAGTACAACTCAACATCACATTCAGCGCGCATCTCCTCGGTGATACCGACCGTCGGGGCGAAACTACCGTCCTCGAAACGGAGCAGGTTATTACGCATCAGCTTGCCGACTGGGGTTGTCGTATCTCCGGCGTTGTCCGTTGTATCGAGCAAATACACGTTCCACTTGTTAAGAAATTCCAAATTACCAAAGAAACCGGTGCATTCAGGAGCGAGATCGTCCTCCGGCCAACTAGCTACGCCATAATTGTCTATAGATAATCTTATATCATTAATCTCTGATTTTAAAGTATTATAATTATCTTCAATAGATTGTATTCTGGGTTCAAGTTGTGATATAGTGTCCTGTGCATTATTAACAGCCTCATCACATTTTCTTATAGCATCTTGTGTATCAGCCTCTCTTTTATTTTCAGCTTCTACACGTAACTCTTCAGCCTCATTACGATTAGTTTCGTTCTGGGATCTTTGGGTTTCAGCTTCAATACGAGCATTCTCATTAGATTGTCGTTGAGACTCATTTTGGACACGCTGTTCCTCGGAAGAAACCCTATTTTGTTCTGCTGAATTTCTTTTTACTTCTTCTTCAACTCTACTATTTTCAGACAATATTCTTTCATCCTCATTACTAGATATTGTATTTTTAAGATTATTAATGCTTTCAATTGCACTATTCGCCAATCCAATTGAGTCTGACATGTCAGACAAGGCAGATTCTGTTGATTCAAAGAAAGACTCCATACTTTCTTGTCTCCTTTGCTCAGCCAATTCTCTCTGAACCTCAGCATTCTTTCTTGATGTTTCATTTGTCTCTCTCTGAACCTCCGAGTTACTTCTTAAAATCTCAGCTTGAACACGATTCTCTTCTCCAGTTATACGTCCTTGCTCTGCTATGCCCCGTCCATCTTCGTTAGCTATTCGGATAGTTTCATTAGATTGTCGTGTGGATTCATTATCAACTCTTTTTTGTTCCTCAATGGAACGATTACTTTCTTCTTCCAGAACACTCTCTTTTAACTGGTTCATGGACTCAACAGAAGAATCTACCTCCTCAATTTTTTGATTAAAAAGCAATTCCCTGTTTTGCTCATTCTTAACTCTTGTATCTTCAGCAGATACGCGCGCGTTTTCAGCATCAACACGACTATTTTCATTTTCAGTTCTTTGTGTCTCAGCTTCAGTGGCAGAACTTAAAGCAGTGTTTATATTTTCAATTGCTTGATTCGCATCATCAGCAGCTTGTTTCGCCGCATCAATTTGGGCTTGTTTCTCATTCAAGAACTCTTCCTCAGTACCCTCAAATCGACCGCTACTTACACACAATTCATACCAGCTCTCTCCTCTCTTCGCAATGAGCATCCAGAAATTTTCTTCCTTATCTAATTCTGGGTCAATTCCAGTATTCTTACGTAAAGACAAATAACTAGATCCCGATCTAGTTACAGCAGTTAAAGCCTCATAGGGCCTTTCTTCATTCCATTCTTTTCCTGGGACTATTCCTACTGTTCCCAGTACGATTTCTTGAGTGTAGTTATTCATATTAACATGATTAGTTTTCCATTCTCCAGTTTGAATCTATCTTTGTCAGTTTCGGTAATGGGGGTCATGACCAATTGCATTTGATCATTTACCCTGAAGGTTGGAAAAGAGACATCTCCCTTTGGACCTTTAGCTGGGAAACCGGTATCTTCTCCATTGATAATCCATGTGCCATTTTTCCCTATCATAGGAATAATAGGTTTTACATGCACGATATCAACAGTAGATAAAAGTTTCACATTATGCTGTTTCACAACACTCTTAGCTTGAGTTGATATAGTTGTATTGGCATACGAAATGATTTTAAATGCGTCAATAGCATCTACCGTAACCATTCCAATATTTTTATCATTCTCAACTAAGGTTAAAGCATATACGCCAAAATGCTTTTGATCCTTTCCGTAAAATGTCCAGGTAATAGTATTCACGGAAATTGTATAATCTTTTATTTCCTCATTACTGACAGGTGTTATAAGAAATAGTTTTAGGTTTTTACCTTTCAGACTATATGGCTTACCGTCAGCGTTCATGATAGACCACTTCACGGTTATGTCATTGCCAATCCTTATGTTTTCCATTGTTTTTATTGAAGAATAGGTTATTTGTATTTTCCAAGTTAGTTTTTCTAATCCCCGGAATCATCAGGTTCTTCTGGCGCTTCCGGTTCCTCAGTCGGTTGTATCTCCTTTATTGTTGATGAGTCGTTATATGTAGGCACCTCAACATCCGGTTTGTCATTTCCAGCGTCGCTATTATTTGTAAATGGAGGCATAATGATACGTCTCTTTATCCAATCAATATACTTACTTGAAGATACAAGAGTAAAGTATATCTCATAATCAATCCAATACGCCTGAAGCATATTTGCGGTCTGGGGCATATCAAAATACTGAAGATTACACCTAGATTGAAGGGCCAGCTCCGTCTCTTTTGCCTTTTGAACTGCCTTATTGATCTTCTCAGCTATATAAAATCCAAATGTCTCCCAATCCCTATGTTGATTATCAAGACGATTTAAAACAAAACGAATCCTAGCGGTACACCTACCGTCACTGATGTTTTGTTGGGATACCAAAAAATGCACATCTACAAAACGAATAAAACAAGCTGGGAAAGCGGTCTCAAATTCAGTATTTTGTTTACTTATCAAGCGATCATATTGACCGGTATCCACAGCGATAGTTTTGAAAAATGGGGTATTGTCAGGATTCCTTAGCGTTAGCAATGCCCTTTTAAGAGCTTGGAAAACCTCCCCTATTGTGTTAAGGGGAGCTTCCTCACCCTCAAAATCCACAAGTTCGGCATTTTCTATATAGTCCAAATCCTCATCCGACAAATCAACAGTCGTTTCTTGGATATTCTTTTTTATCATAATCCTAACTGCTTGAATAACTTATTTAATCTTAAAAGGACCTGTTTCTCTATTAAAGCAGAGTCTCCAATAAACTTACGCTGCACGTTCCTTCCCCAAGTGCCAGTAGGATCGTTATGGAATTTAGCGTAAGAGGATTTCCTTCCCCTTTTTACGTTCTTATTTAACTCATCCTCCCTTGTGAAAATTCTAACGCCATAATCCGGTACCAACTCAAACGATATGGAGTTTTTCAATGATCCGGTTTCCTGCATCATAGGGTGCTTATAGCTTCTCTTACGCTCTGGCCAAGGATCTCCAGACCCAATAAACCGCTTAATCTCAAATGACTTCTTGTAATGAGTAACATATATATTACCAATATCTATCTTGGCATTCATCGCAAGCAAATCAAACCTATTAGGCAAGACCTTAAAATGGTCCATCATTTCTCTAAGGGTTATTTTTCTTGATATATCCGCACTCATGACAAATTGTATTTTCCCTTAATGTTGGAGGATAAATCATAAACTTGGTTTTTTAGGCTTATGTCAATAGTAAAATATGGATGGTCAGCGCCAAATATCCGCCCACCTGTAGCGAGCGATTCTCTAAAAACAGGATTTACAGCGTTTTCCATCTTCTCCTCGTATCTCTCAAAATGAGTAAAGGTTGGAGATTCATAAGACTCAACCAGATAACAACGGCATCTCCAGTCGATAGGGGGTATTAACCATTCCGGGAAAGCGTATTTCGGAAAACTTAACCCCTCAAGTGCCCTATGACTATCACGCACACGATCATCTCCTTGAGTCATAAACGTTAAGGTCGAGTGTTCCGGCATAGATATAAATGAGGAAGCTATACCAGCAGCGAAGCCAATATCATTATTTTCCACCTTCGCGTAAGTCTTGTTGTATAACAAAAACGTGCTCTCGGGATCGTCATCTTCTCCATTCTCCATATCCATGTACATTTGGGTTTCAGCGGCAATAGCAAAATCAATAAGGTTATCCATAGCGGCAATCAGACATTTACGCCTCTCCTTCTCATACGGATTAAGAACACCCTCATTTCTTTCCTTGACAATATCAATAGCTTCATATATATCAAGCCCAAAACTATCGGCACAATACCCAAACATAAAAAACGACCTACGATCAATAATGTCCTGCAACATAATCAAGTCAAGAGTACCGCCATTTATGCCATCAATTAGTCTTTGGAACATGGATAGCAATACCTCATATTGCTCATCTGTTCTCTCATCAATTGTTCCCATTGTTCATGTTTATGAAATTATAAACCGATCTTCTTCTGCGATATCTACGCCTTGGGGTGATTGAACCGGTTGCTGAAGTGATAGTGTCATCCTTATCAACCTTGCCATCCCCATTAATGTCATTCCAGCCATCTGGGGTGTTGAATTGCCTTTTAACCGTCACCCCAAATTCTTTTTGGAACTCTTCCGGATCAATCTCAAATTTATCAGAGATAAAGTCATAAAGATCTATCTTACTTTCCACGCTCATTTCAAGTCCACCAGAATACTTGAACTCTAATCCAGCCGGTATGTATTTCATAGCTACCAATCTTGGAATAACTTCTTCATTCATCGCATTCTCAATATATTCACGATATACCTTGATACGATCCCTAAAAATATCCTGATGAGCCTTTGTTGATCCAACATAGGATTGCGTGGCTCCCGCCATAGACTCAGACCCCAGAATAAGGTTAGACACCTCCGCATTCGCAATCTCGATAAGGCTTGTATAAATCTTATCTGAATTGGACATGGTGAAAGCCTTAACCTCAATATCATCATCTAATCCAGTAACAATAACCCTATTGGCCGCAGAAGAGGCAATATCGTTCGCCATTCTTTGCCGGTCCCCAACGCTCTCACTAGCTGATTTACCATGAATGATAGGCTGGCCATACGTATATGAGAAGTTGATATAGCTGGCTAAAGTAAATTTCTTGGCCAATATAAGAGGAGTAGTAGCCGAAAACAACCCAAGATCCCCAGAAGAGATAAGGATATAGTTTTTCTTATACTGGGGTGAATCAAGATCCCAGTTGGGAAGCCAAATTCCCTGTCTTTGCACCACAGTCCTTTGTTCCGGCAATACATTTCTTCGCTCAATAATGTTGATATCATTAAGTTTGCCCGTTACGGGATCTACTGAGTCATTTAACTCAATTAAAGTATAACCATACAGCTTTGACTCCGCTATACCTTTGATAATCTTAGTGAATTGAGAGCCTTGTATCTTTTTAGTTTGCTCTACGTCTCTTATATATTGGCCATTTCTTGTTTGACGAGCTAACATATATCTCTCACCTATTATCTGAGATTCCAAGGTCTCTAGCACGCTTCTTATGTGAGCATCTTGTTGTATGCACGCTTCATACAAATCTATCAGTCTTGATCTGTCGTCAAGAACCACACCTTTAGCTACTTGAGATTTACTAGACTTGTAACGACAATTTCTTTCTATCTCAAGCACATATTCCTGGATAGTTTTTTTGCTGGTCCGGAAAATGCTTTGCAAATCCTCAGAGGTTATTTTGTTGTTTTTCATTGAAATAAGTATTTTTAAGAAGAATAGGCTTAGTCTTAATAAGGAGTTTAATAAGAAAAGATACACAATACGGCATATTTTCCCGACGAATAAAGAGAAATGGTTTATTATATACTTAGAGAATAAATATAGTCACAAAAAGTTGCGCTTGTAAATTGTTACAGTCCAACAAATTATAAAATTCAATGATATAATATTTTATATTTGTTTTGTATTGTCATTTTATATACTTACTTTTGCAGCATAAGATTGACCTAATAATAGATTTAACATGGAAACAAAAAAGAAGAATGAGTATTTTTTTCAAAGTTCTTGGCTTATACAAAGGGATCCAAGACAATGGGGAGGAAAAACAATGTAAAGAAACCTTCCTTATTGAGTCAGTTGATTTTGCGGATAGTTATCACACCGTATTAAATCTGCTCCAAGAATCAACTAACAGTCCAGATTCAACAGATGTCTCAAAAATTGACCGTCAAGACAAGCTTACGTCCTTCTTGTATTCAGACCTCTTATCCAAAGAAGACTCAATCAAGGAAGGTATGGTCGAGCTTTCTACAAAAGAGGGAGATGTGGAAATTTACTCGATTAAGGTTATTTTCACAATCGAGGATGGAGACAAAGTAAAGAAAAGCATTGATATTTATTTTGTACCAGCAGAATCAACCACGATGGCGATAAAGCATGTTTGCGCTCATTTGAAAAACACGACATTTGATTATAAGATCGCAGACACCAAGCCAACCGGGATCAATACAGTGTTGCTTATGGAAAACACGTTTAAGGGACTGGTGTCAGATTATGACATGATCAAACACCTTCTCAAATGATCTACCAGCCAAAGTTTTTTGAGATTCAGGAATTAGTTTGTGAGCACGTTTACGACAAATGGGCAGGAAAACCTGACTTCATACTAAATTTTTTTGATCCGAGATTATTAGTTACGCTAGATTTTATAAGAGAGAGATTAGGAAAGCCAATCACCGTAAATAACTGGAAGATTGGAGGGAGTTTTTCCCAAAGAGGTCTTAGATGCAATATTTGTGACCTTGTAGCGTCCAAAACAAAAAAAGGTCAAATTTACATGAGTTCCCATTCTCTGGGAAAAGCTTGTGATTTTGACGTAGAAGGCATGAGCGCTAAAGAGGTAAGGGATTATATCGTTAGACACGCCGACGAATTGCCATACCCTATCAGCCTAGAAGATGACGTAACATGGGTGCATCTTGACATGAGATTCTTGAATAACAAGAAAGTATATCTGTTTAAAGCTTAAATGAACCCAAAGCACAATTATAAGGCTTGGTTTATGGAATATCCAAACCTTTTATTTGGAAAAGTTCTTGGCGTTGATGTTTTTAACGCCACAAAATTCCTTGAGTCATTAAATATTGACACCAAACAAATTGACAAATTCAAGACAGACAAGGCGAATGTTATAGAAGAATATTCTAAACGCCTGGATATGCCTGTTGATCAGTTTTTTATGCAAGATGATAATGGAGATGTCATGATCTATTGTGATCTATGCTTCGCCTTCTTGTATTACGTAAACCCATCCGCTGAGATGAAGATGCACGATTACATGTTCCTGCTTCATACAAGAGGAATGGTAATGACAGACATATCTCTGGCTACTATGGCTAAGGAACAACTGTCTCCAACAATTCTAAAGTACATGGTAGATGACATCAAGAAGCAAGAATCTTGAAGAATTGATATTGATGTTTAACCGAAAAATGAAACTGGTCGGAATCACTGACTCCAAAACGCATTTTTCGGAAATAACAGGTGCGCATTACGCCTCAATACTAAAAGCCATAAGAGGCGAAATTGTTAATGTGCAAAGACTGTATATCAGGACCATACCGTATGACAAATTCATCCAGATGTCATCAGACCTATTCAATATGACTTTAGAAGAATTTGACACCGTTATGGGTAACAACGACAAATTTTACAAGAACGATAAAACGATAAAAAAGAAATCAAAATGCAAAAGATCAAAGTAAGAATCCTGAACAAGACAGAATATCCTAACCCAGAATATGCCTCCTTATTCTCAGCCGGAGTAGACCTGAGAGCGTTCGTTCCTGCTCCTATTGTCATTTTCCCAGGTGAGAGAATGCTGATCCCAACCGGATTGCACATTGGCCTTCCTGAAGGTTATGAGGCCCAGATAAGACCAAGAAGCGGATTGGCATTGAAAAAGGGGATTACCGTACTCAATACACCAGGCACTATCGACGCAGACTATCGTGGAGAGATTGGTGTAATCTTGATGAACATGGGCAATGAGAGCCTTACCATCAACCCTGGCGAGCGTATCGCACAAATGGTGTTAAAGGAATTTTCTCAGTTTGACTGGGAGAACGTAAACTCCTTGGAGCTGTTAGGGGAAACCGACAGAGGCGGTGGCTTTGGTCACTCAGGGGTTAAGTAATAACTATATATTACCGGCGCTGTTTAATGTGATGCGCCGGTAATATAGATTCATATAAATAGCAGTAGATCAATTAAAATAGGACTATGATTGAAAATATAAAAAAGGGGAATATTTATTCATATAAGAATCATCTCTACAAGGTAGAAGATTTAGCTAAATTCAAAAATCCCATAACTCGTATCTGGGAGGATGCCGTAATTTATTCACGCTTAAACCCCTCAGAAGCTGAAAATAAGGAACTTTACGTTAGAAGCGCAGACGACTTCGCAGCCAAATTCGAACATATTAATCATCAATAAGCCAATAAATTAATCACCTCATTATCAATATAATAAAGCTTATGGAAAATTATAATGAAAACTTGATCACGAAAACTATCAGTGATATCAGATACCAAATGACTATCGACGGTGAGATTTTATTAAATCTGAAAGACGTGGCTGTAGGGCTTGGTTTTGAAAGAGCCAGAGAACGAAACGGCAATATAACAAAAACTATCAGATGGGATAGAATCAAGTCATATCTAGCCCAAATTGACGATAAATACTTGACCCCAGAAGTGGGTCCAGATTTATTTATCTCTGAATCTGACTTTTACGAATTAGCCATGCAAGCCCAATCTGATTCAGCCAAAAGGTTTCGTAAAAAGATCGCCAAGGAAATTCTTCCGGCTATCAGAAAACACGGGGCTTACGTATCAGAGGGGATTACACCTGACCAAATAGAGCATCTTATGGAAAATCAGGTGATTGAGTTTTATGTTGGAGGAGGTGAAAGATCCGCTCAACGCATAAGGCAAATGATCATAGGAAAGAAATTTGATACGCTTGACTTGATTAAGTCATTCAATTATATCTACGAGAGATTGTCCACTTGTTATTGTGAGCAATTCATAAAGAGCTTTAAATATGCCCTTGAGGAAGCTTACGATCGTGTCTTGACCGGTGACGATAAAAAGATGAAAAGAATAGCGATGGAAAATCTCAGGACAAAGGGTGAGCTTCTTTACCGGATCGAGAGCCAACACCATAAGAGAGACAATAGATCTTATGGACAAAGATTAAGACACGCTAAGAAAGAGCAGTTGAAATGAGCAAATACGAGAAAGAAATATATGACAAAATAGTATCGGCCAACCGTGAGTACAGGAATGGTACTCCGGTAATGACCGATATAGCCTATGACGCTTTGGTGGATGATCTTAGGAAAATTAATCCGGATCATGACTGGTTTAAGCGAGTGGAACCTGGGATGGATGGGACAGCGGAAAGGAAAGTCAAGCTCCCCTTCCCTATGAAATCATTAGATAAGGTAAAAAAGATCGATGACCTCATGCTATGGCTTAAAAAAACAGGTTTATCTGGAAACGAATTGGTTACGATAACCCCAAAGTATGATGGTATCAGCTTATTGTGCAATGAGAAAACCTTAATGGCATATTCCAGAGGAGGAAGTGAAAATGAAGGTATGAATTGCCAAACGCACATGATAAAAATGAGGAACGTAAGCCATAACGACGAAATCCCATTTACATTTGGCGAGGCAATATTCAGTAAACACAACTGGCAAAACTTTGTTAAGGGAGAAATTAACCCCCTAACAGGTCAAGAATATAAATCTCCAAGAAATACGGTTGCAGGATTATTCAGGCAAGATAATCCCAGTAACCTGATTCACCTTGTTGATTTTATTCGATATGGTTCCTTTGGCGTAGATTTGAAAGAGTTTGAGACATACCATAATTTTCTCAATAAAATCGAAGAACTGTACAAAAAGAAATCATATCATTATAGTTGTAAAATTAACAATATCACTGAGGAAAAACTTGATGAAGCTTTTTACATCTGGTCGGACCTATACCCTATTGACGGATTAGTCGTATATGTGGACGACATAAGCAAATGGAAAGATATAGGACGACACCAATCAACCGGTAATCCTCAATGGGCTATAGCATACAAGCCTGAAAAATATTGCGATAATGAGATTACGGAAGTGATCGAGGTAAATTGCAAGATATCCAAATCCGGATATCTCAAACCCACGGTAAAGGTAAACCCGGTGGAACTGGAAGGGGCTACGGTTGATAATCCAACAGGATACAATGCCAGTTTCTGCATAAAGAATGGCATTGGGAAAGGAGCAATGGTAAGGATCATACGTAGCGGAATGGTAATCCCAAAGATCATCCAAACCACATCGCCGGTTCCGGAAAAAGAAGCTTATAAGCCATTCAGCAAATGTCCAACTTGTGGATGCGAAACAAGATGGAATGACTCCATGACAGATATCATGTGCACGAATCCGGATTGCCCAGGCATAGCCCAAGCTAAAATGGAATATTTTTGCAGTAAGATGGACTATGAGAATATTGGGGAAGAGTATTTGAAAAGCATGTTTAACTCAGGCATCAACACACCCCAAAAACTTCTCCGTATTGATCGCAATAGCCTCGTCAAGATTGATGGTATAGGTAAGGATATAAGTGATAGTATCCTAAAGAAAAATAAGGAAATCCTTACGAATGGAGTGCCTATCTGGAAATTAGTGGAAGCGTCGGATTGCTTTAACGGCATAGGAGAAAAGAAAGCCAAACTGATGTTATCCAAACTACATCCTGGCACCTTGAAAAAATGGGTGTCAAGAAGCATGGATAAGGATGAGTTCCAGAGGATGATTGATAGCATGTCAAAAATAAACAGAGTTGGCGAGGCGATGTTGGTTGAGTTCGTGAACAAGCATGAATCTTTCCTTGATTGGTTGCGGGATACAGGCATCCCTATCAATTTCGGGAATGATAGTCATAAATCTGGTGGGATATTCTCTGGCCAGAAAGTATGCTTCACTGGGGTAAGAGACAAGGAGGCGGAAAATTTCATAGTGAATAATGGTGGCGATATAGTGTCTTCAGTGACTAAGAACACTTCCTTGTTGATAGTCAAAGACAGGAACAATGTATCAACCAAGCTATCTAAAGCAATTGCTCTTGGTGTTAGGATTATGGACCTGGACGAGTTTAAGGAAGTTAATAGATTACCTATGTAAGTTAAATCATTATTTAAGATTGCAAATATCACATTTCCAGCAATTTAGATGCGGTTTTATTTGTTTTATTCAAAACTGAAACATAACTTTGTGTCATATAAACAAAAGGATTATGGCAAAAAAAGGTGTTTTGACTAAAGCGGATTATTTACCTTATGAGGAATATAAGGCGGTATTGAACAAGCTGCATGAGGATGGCAAGTATCGTGACGAGCTATACTTCATTGTTGCGTTCAGTACCGCCTTACGTATTTCTGATATCTTGTCATTAAGATGGGAAGATATATTGGGAAAGGATCGGATTACCAAGACAGAGCAAAAGACTGGGAAAACAAGAATGATACGAATGAATACCGCCGTACAAAATAAGATAGCGGAACTGTATGGGCTTTTAAGAAGCCCGAGAAAGAGCTATTTCCTGTTCAAGGATAACGCAATCTCCCCTATCACCTCTCAGGCCATCAATAAGAGATTAAAAGCGATAAGGGATAAGTATAACTTGAGCATCACCAATTTCTCATCCCATACTTTCCGGAAGACATTCGGAAGATACGTATATGAGAAAAAGGGTAAAACAGAAGAATCGCTCTTATTACTATGCAGTATCTTGAATCACTCAAACCCATCGGTTACAAAAAGATATATAGGATTGCGTGATGATGAGATCAATAGCGTATTCGATGAGATTGAATTTTAAATAAAAACCCCACGTGCGGGCTTTCACAAGTGCGCACGTGGGCAAATTAGTATTGTTCTTAATGGTTTTGGTTAAGTTAAGGTATATTCCTAAATAAAATCATTAAATAATAGTGATGTTTGTATGACAAGGTTTAAAACAAGGATAATTGTTTTTCTTCTTTTGCTATCGCAATTAGCCGGGGCGCAAAAATACTTGAGGACACTGGAACTTCTCCAGCCTACCCTTGACATATCTATTGAGGCTACCAATCACATCAAGGAAGCAAACGGGTACATTGAGGACATACTGGAAAGCCTTAACATGGATAAGAGCGGTTCCAGTTTCGACATGACAGAACTCAAGCGTATAGCCCACGTAACGGAAGGGTTGGTTACATTATCCCAGCTCAAGATCGAGAAGGCCGTAGACATGGCGGAAAACGCCTCTTTCCAGGCAAATGATGACGGATTCCAGGATAGCGAGAAGTTCGCCCTTATGTCACGTGAAGAGTTCAAAGATGCCGCCGGATGGCTTTATGCAGCCAGGCTTGAGTTAGAATATGCTCAAAGAAAAGAGAATCTGGATGAGTACATGTCTCATATCAACTCAACCATCAAGAAAATAGAAAGAGGAAGCGAAAAGATAAGGTCAGCACAAGAAAGCATAAGAAATTCCGCAAGATGGCTGGAATAATGTTTGTTTTTCTGGAATTTAATCCTAAATTCGCGAATACCAAGTAATATTAACCTAATTTTGAGAATATAGAATGAAAAAAATGTGGACAGTTTTTGCGCTGGCGATGATAATGCTTGCCAGTTGCGTCAGTGAGGATCTAGGGAACGCCGAAGGACAATCGCAAGGAGAGGAAGTAACGGTCAAGATCGGATTTGATGGTGAGATACTGGATATTACTGAGGGACCGTTGGAGACGAAGACTGAAAGTGATAACTTATGGGGAATAGAAGTCCGCCATAAATCTAATAATGAATCATATGTTTCAGATTTACTCAATTTATTTTTTATTA